CCCACTTCCACCAAAAGCCATCGCTGTCCTCAGAGTATGTCTCGTTGCCGTTGGCATCGTGTATACTAAAAGGATACGATACTTTCCCGAATTGTTCTTTGTATGCTTGTGCTAGTGTCATATTAAAGTTCCTTTAGTTCATATTTCTTACCATCAACCTCCACGATCTTGCCTTCACAAGAAGACTTTCTTTTATCACGCTTAACACCATCACTATTCTCATAATATACCTGTTTACCTTTGGCATCGTATTCACGCTTTGACCAAAAGCCATCGCTATTTTCATAGTGTGTCTCATTGCCATCGGCATCGTATTTATACTTAGCATAATTAGTCCAATAGCCATTGCTATTTTCATAGTATGTCAGTTTGCCATTGGAACCGTATTCACACTTAGTCCAATAGCCATTGCCAGTTTCATGGTATGTCAGTTTGCCATTGGAATCGTATACTCTAAAAGGATACAATACCTTTCCAAATTGTTTCCTGTATGCTTGTGCTAGTGTCATGTTTTTTTGTGGTTTGTTTGGGGTTCAGGATGAATGATTTATTATTTTTGTTCATAATCAATTAACTTTCTTCGTTATCCTTGTCCTCTATACTTTTTCTTATACAGCTTAGAATGCTTGTGATTGGAGGTTTTGGTTTTGGCGTGAATGCCTTTACGTGTGATCTTCTTGGTTTCTAGTTTTTGTGTTTTACCTTTTTTCATGATTGTAGTCTATTATCGGTTGTTTGTTTTGTCAATGATTATCGTATACCAAGTTTATCTTCAATAGTCTCCAATCGGCGCGTGTTAAATTCAACATCATCAATCATGGCGCGAAACGCTTCAAGGAAATCTTGTGTTAATCCCATGATCAGACCTTCTTGTGCCGCATTGTTTTTTTCTTCTTTTTCTATTAGCTTTAATAAGTTATCGTAAATAACAACAAGTGCTTGCTGATGCTCAGACGAGCGTTTTAAATTGTATTCAGAGAATTTCTGCTGAATTTCTCTGTTTTTGTGCAAGGCTAGTATGTTGTCATTTGTATGTTGCAGGGATTTATCCTGTCTGATGCTTATCCTGTTAAACAAAGAAAAAGACCAAACATTTAACATCATTGATGCCGCGAATCCAAAAACGAGACAGTAATTATAAAAAGATTGATAGTTGTTTTTCATTGTTTAAATAGGTTAGACTCTACCATCTTGGAGTATCCAGTAGGAGTATTATCATCAAGATCAAAAACATAACTCCAAAGCCAATCCTCTGATTCGGGCGCAAGTTCATCTTTTATTTCTTGATACAGTTCATTAAACTGTATATAAATATGCTCTTGTTGAGCGCGGATTGCGGCGCGAACCTGATCGACTCTTTGTTTTGTGTCCATTAGTCTTCTAACTTGATATCAAGCTTGGGGGTTGAGGTTGCACGATTGGATGCTTCGATCTTTGGTTGTGAATCAGCCACGTTTATATTCATGTCCTTGAGCCACACACGGCGAACAGGGATTGCTTGTTTCGCGCCGAAAAATTCCTGCAACTGTTCCATAGAAACATTTACAAAATCTTGCATACCCTTGGGACGACCTCGGCCTCGTTTGGTTTCTGTATTGTCAATCATAATTATTAAAGGTTGTGGGGTTCTAGATATCCGAAGAATATGGAAGCGGTGAGCTTCGCCTTGTTCCCCGTTTTGAAATCAGCACTTGTTTGCAACGTAGCGTTGAGTCGAGCTAAGAATCTCAACAGAATCTCCATCTTCAATCATCTCAGCTTCATAAAGAATATCCTCCAGCATAAGAGCGACAGAATAACCTTCTGCTTCAAAGACTTCGCCGTTGTCAGTTTCAAGGGTTAGTTTCATCATGAGTCTTTTATAATGGATTTTTATTCCGAAGTCAAGGAGTTTTTTAGTTAATAGCGCCATCCAAAACTTGTAAGATGGCATGATCTTTTGCCTTGACCTCACACTCAAAAACGATATGAGGATTGTCGTGAACAAACTTAGGAACACATGAGAAATAGTCTGTATGCTTGCGTGTGTTGTCAATACCTTCGCTCCAATGGAATACAGGAGTTAATGCACCCCATGTCTTGGAAAACGCTGATATGCATTCTTTGGTTGAAAGATTGTGAGGATTGTTACAGGCATGATGCAGATTGTCGAACACCAAAGGGAAGTCGCCGCCCAAACTATCAAAAAGTTTCTTGCAATCCCAATACCCCTTGTCCTCGTTCTCAAGAACAATACGATTGCGAACACCAACATCACAACGATCAAAGGCAGAATAAAAGCGAGAAATATAATCTTCTATATCCTCGTCTGGTTTTGGGTTAAGACCAAGATGCAAACACATAGGCACACTGTAATCTTGTGGACAACCCATAAGGTCTAGCACATAAGCCTGATGATTAAGCTCACGAATCGTGCGTTCAACAGTGTCAGGATTGTGAGACGCTAACACATTGAACTGATCTGGATGCGAACTAAGAGAGATACCATGATTGAGTGCATAATCACCAGAAGATTTAAGATTCTCGCAAATTTCTTGGAAGTCAGGCAGATCATCATAGGACATGCCAAGTGTTGCATCTGTTACGAGCGGAAATATATTGCTGCTAATGCGATAATGGCTGATACCAGAATGCTTGCAATGAAGCAAGGTGCGCTGCATAACTTGGGTATTGATAAGTATGCGTTTAGAAAGCTCTGTCAAAGCATCGGCGCGATCAAGGTTGTTGAATTGCTTGCGCGTCATGACGCGAAAACGACAATCTTTGTTTTTTTGTTTCAGAATCTCACTGATACATACAAGTCCTAACTTCATGTTTTGAATATTAATTAATTTTTATTCACTTGTCAACAAACAAATCATCCAAATAATCACTATCGAGAATATAACTATCTTTTTTTTCTGGATCGCGTGGACAAATAGCAGGGTCTTTCTTTGGTTGCCAGTGAGGGTAAATTTCTTGAATTCTTTTAATTGATTCGCGAACCATACTTGGCGCGTAAGTGGAACGACCATGTGCATAGCGAATAGCCATCCACACAACATCTTCGTATGCTGATAATAGTTTTTGTTCTTTATTCATTGTCTTATACTACATTAAGTTGTTTTGCAAGAGCTTGTCCTTTAGCTGTCAGCTTGCGGCGACCATCTACTTCCATGAGTCCCTTCTGCATGAGAATCGACTCGTATTCTTTTTGAATCACCTGAGCCTCAAAGCCAGTGACGCAAGAAAGGTTGGTGAGTGTCAAGCCTTTGCTTTTGCCAGCAAGTGCGCCAATCAGACGCTTTTCATTCTTGTTGATACCGCAAGGGAATACACCCATAATAGAACAAAACTCTTTCCACAGGCTTTTGGTCACACGCGAAACTTGTTTTGCTGCGATAAACGTATTCATGTTCATTGCTTTCTTAACAGCATCGCGAGGATTGCCGCGCAAGGTGTCTTGCACAAAACTCTTTACATCCGAATCAATAGACGCACCATCAATCTTATCGCAGAAGATTTGATACAGTTCATCAATGCTGTAATCATCAAAGCAAACATCTTCAAAACGATCACGCAAAGGCTTAACAAGTTTTTGTTGATCGGTAGTTGCAGCCAAGAAACTAATCTTGCGGAAGTCAAATACATAAGGAATGTCCTCATAAATAACCTCACGAATTGGATCATCCTTTACGTCAAGAATGTCGAGGAAGATTTGTTGGAGTTGCTTGGGGATGTTGTGAACTTCATCCAGAAACAAACAAGCATTGTTGTTTACCCACTGAGGATAGACCTGCTCAAAGAACTGGTCAACACTGGTAAGGGTCGCGCCATTCAAAGGAAGAAGAGGAGGACGCGAACCATCGGAACGCTTCAAGCCTTCGCGGAACTTGCGAGCGAAGAAAGACTTGCCGCCGCCTTTAGAAGTAATAAGGTTGATGAAAGGCAGACGATTGGTATGCTTATATGCGTCAATAAAAAGACTAAGCTGTTGTTTTACGCTATGCTGTCCAACCGCGCCGTCAAAGGTGGAATTGATCTTCATGCCACCCATTATATAGGGAATGGCGGTAGAGTCAAGATGTTTTTTTGAATTTAAATTGATTAAAAAATTAACACCAAACTTTTTTTGTTGTTTTTCTCAACTTATCATAACTCCATGATAATCAATGTTTTACAAAAAATCAAGTCAAAAATGCAACTGCTTATTTGCAATTTTTCGAAATAAACTTGGACTTTTTTACTTCAAGCCAAATACACCACAGTATTCCTTCATCAATTCCATATCAATATTTTGAAATGTCTTCATCGGAAGAATCTTGGTTGGCATAAGTTTCTGAAGGTGAGAATCATAAAGTTTGTGGGTTCCAGACCACGAATCAACTAAAAAGCAGTAATGATAAAAATAAAAGTAACAATTAGCACGTTGAGCGTATCGCTCTTCATTGAATAACCCGCCAAACTTCTTGGACATTTGTATGCTACGCATCTCGCAGTCGCGCTCCATAGCGATAATGCTTAATGTGGAATCCCAAGCATCAATGCCTATTTTCTTCTTCTCCATGTCCCACCAAAACTTATCATCACATTCTGTGTATGCGGGAGCCTCTTTCGTATATTGCTGGAAGTGGCAAAATTCATGTATGAAAATTTGCTCAAAAAGAGGGTTTAGAGCCGCCGAAACGATTTTCTTGCCGTCTTCCTCAAAAAAACCACAGCAGCTCGCAGATTGAACCCTGACGCGCTTAGAATTGCGGAAATCAAAGACTCCACCATGTTTTTTTCGATACTCGTCAGCAAAAGCGTAAAAATCCTTGAATTGCTTGCTGCGGCCTTTGAGATCGAGCTTCTTCACATTATTATTTTACACTGTGAAGATTAAAAAATCAAAATTTTTATTCTGGCTGGTCTGTTGGTTCTAGTGCTGGATCTAGCTCTTGTGCTGGATCTTGTTCTGGTTCTGGCTCTGGCTCTGGCTCTGGTGGCGCAACGTAAGTGATACTGCCATCTTCATTAGCTACAAAAACAGCAGGGTCAGGCGCGGTCAAGCCATCAGCTTCGCCAAGAGACTCAAGAACATTATAAAGCGTTCCATAAACGGTTACAGCTTCAGATGCATTTGTGCCAAGAACGTCAAGAATTGCTTGTTCTTCGCCTTCAGTTGTAACGAGTGAATAGGCATTTTTTGCTTGCGAGCGCAAAAAGCTAATCGTTTGCTCGTTGATTTTTTCAATTCGGGCTGCGATTTGGGTTGATTGAGGTATTAACGTCATAATTTTTATTATAATAATTTATTGAATCTTGTGTGCAATCATGTATGAACCTTTTAGAATACGTGTCCAATTCGCATTGGATGAGTTCTGCGCCCATTGCGGTGCAAAGGTTCCAGCAGTTGAGCTTGTTGCAATCGTGCCTTTTATAATTATATTGGCCTCGGCATTTATCTGACCGAAGATCACAGTTATATCAGGAGTTGCAGTTGTGAACCTCCTGCCAATGGCTCTAGCAGCTCCAGAGCCAGCGAGATTGTATACAGCTTCAATAGATGACCCTGCTGGTTGTGACGATGAAAATCGAACACCCCCGTGACCCGATGCCACCTGCGTTTGATAAGTCATCTGGATTTCAAATACATAAACTGAATTTGCTTCAAGAGTTAATGCAAGGTGCTGATCGTCAGCAGCAGTGGCATCATTTGTTTTATCTTCGTTCGCTGTTTTATACGAGATCAAAGTTCTGGCGTATCGAGCATCACCAAGGCTTCGGGTCATTAGGCTATCATCTGTGCTTGCAGCTTGACTTGTGGCTTCAACTTGACCTCCTATGTTTACAGCTCCGTTAAATGTGAAAGTCCCACCGCTTTCAGAACCCCATTGACTAAAACCTCCTCCATCATAAAAATTAGAACAAGCAAGGTAACCAAGAGATATAATTGCATTTCCGTTTACATCAAGGTCTTGAATATTATATATAGTGCCATTAATGCGGGTGTCGCCGTTTACATCAAGTTTATATGAGCTATCTGGAGAAGTTGTTCCAATCCCCACATTCAGATTATTGCCATCAACAAACAAAGTTTCAAAACCAAGTGCTGTATTGCCAGCAACATCAAGAGTGTGAAATGGAGTATTAGTTCCAATACCCACGCGATCATTAGAAGAATCAACGTGCAGCGTGGTGCTATCTACGGTTAAATCACCAACAACACTAAAATTATCACCAGTGATTCTATCTAAGTTTGCATCAGTCAAAGCATTTGTGTTAGCGTTGCTTTCATATTTTGTTTTAATTGATGCGGCTGTTTCGGCGGTTGATTCACCTAACTGAAGAACCCAACCTGTATCATCAACATCATAGATGTAACGCACAACATCCTCTGCAACTCCAGAATCAACATCAGCATAATAGCCTCCTTCTCCAGTAGGATAAGCGCCTGTCAGTGAGTCAAAATCAACATACAAACCTTTATATTTGCTAGTTTCAAGACCTTCAAGCTTTGTTTTTTCGGATTGAGTATATGCTTTTGTTCCTAGAGAGTCTAAAATACCGCTTTTAGTCGCTGCATCTGTTGTTGTGATTTCAATGCTCATATGTTACTCAATTTTACACAAAAAACAACCCATTGTCGCGCAAACAATGGGCTGTTTTGGAGTTTGGGTATTTTTATTATTTAAATATTTAAAATTTAGCAAATCATCACGTTTACTTCTTTGCTGCCCAAATCATTCCAATATTCGCCGCCGCATAAGCATACCAGATCAATGCCCACGGCCAGTTTTGTTTCAAGGCATAGCTTGTGCCTGTTGCAAAATACAACAAGAAAGCCGCGCCAACTGTGAAAGATTCAAAAGTCATATTTCTTTTAGGTTTATTCCTGCTTGTTCAAACATGTCGCGGCCAACCTTGATTGATTCGCACCAATCTCCACCGCCAAAAGTTTCTTTTTGTTTTTCTCCAATCACGGCAACGATGCCAGATTGAATAATTAATTTAGCACATTCATTACAACAATTAGAACCAAAAGAAGTATACATGGTTGCACCTTTCATCCTGATTCCAAGCCTAGCGCAATTTGCTATCGCATTAGCTTCTGCATGAACAACTCTTTGATATTTGATCGACCTGTCTGCATATAGTTCTGGATTATCGTCTACACCTCTTGGAAAACCATTGTAACCAATCCCAAGAACAGTGTTGTCTTCACCAACGATGACAACGCCGCACTTGGTCGATGGGTCTTTGGATTTAGTGGCAACATACTTCGCCATGCCAACAAAAAATTCATCCCAATTCATACCCACAATCTTTCGTAATGTTTGATAATAATGTTAAGAGCTTTTTGATCATGTTCACGCATGTAATTTTCGATCTTGATGCTCTCATTGAGAATTGCTTCCTGCTGTTTTGGAATTATGTCAAAAAAATCAACTCCCTCAAATGCTTTATCAAGTAGGTCGTTTTCATATGCTTTTTCTCGTGGACGATCACATTTAATGTAAACATATGCCCACTCCAACTCTTCTCGTGCCTTATTGGTAGCGTCAGCTTCTTCCTGAGAAATATGACCTGCTTCAACTTCGTCAGACCAATCCCAACCGAGATTATCAAAAGCTTTTTCTTCCTCAATAAAATTCACCAAACACTCAAAGAGAATATCTCTAATAAGTTCTGGCTTATCGCTCCAACTACGTGGGATTTTTTTAGTGAGCCACTTCTGCTTCGGTGCGAACAGGTCGCAAATCCATTGTTTTATTTGAAAGATTCTATATTTCATATTATTGTCTCATTCTTTTTAAAATCTCTTTTAAGAGAATCTCAATGCCCTCATAGTTTTGAGGAATCTGATCTGGAATATCTTCGCGGAATGAGTCGTGCGGATCATAATGCCACTTTTCAACCAACCATTTATACCAATCAAGTATTTCGATGTTTCTGTATGATTCTAAATCCATAACTGATTCAAAGAAGTATTTTCCAGTATTTAGTATCCATTGTTTCTTCTTCACTGTTTAGTTTAGAAAGTTTTTCAAACAATGCTTCTTTCGTTTCAAAAACCAAACCCATGTCTACTAAGCCAACCAACCAAAGAGGCATTTGGCTTTTATCTTCAAGAATAAACAGCATTGGTTTTCTTTGTTCAGAGGCTTTAACAATCTCGTGTGTTGTGCCAAAAGTAGGTCGCGAAGGTTCTAGCTTAACAATCATAAAAGTGCTAAGGTCTACGGCGCGGAGATCGCGGCGAATAATTTGCTGCATGATATGGTGAAGCTCTACCCATTCTCCTTGTTTACGCATTTCTTTAAAGCTTTCGCGCATTTCTTCTGATTCATGATATTGTTCATGAAACATTGGGCGAGTTGGGTTCAGGGTTTTAACCCCAAACTTAGCCAGTTCTTCAGCAAAGTCTTCGCGCCAATCTTCGGCATCTTCTGTGCTTTCTAAATTACCAGCGAGATAACAAAACGTGTTCTCTAGTTTGTTCATGACTTACATTATACATAAGTTTTCTCGTAAGTCAAGGAAAATTGCCATTTTCCACAATACCGAAGATTAAGAAAGAAAACATGAACTTTTGCTGTCCATTTGCGTTTATGTGCTTTAACAACACAGGGTGAGCCTTTGACTTTAATTACCCAACGCTTTGCTTTCATTTTTCTACCATTTGTTTTTTACGTTCTGACTCTTGAAGTCGGCGGCGTTCGGTTAGAGCTTCGACTCCATCTTGATCACAGGGCAAACATGCAATAGCACTATGAAGTGCGCCTAGCATATTATCATAACTAAGGTCATGCTCTTCGCCAACCATAAGCCAGCCACTGACATATTTCTCAAAGTCTTCTACTGTAATTTTCATTTTATATTTTAAGAGCGTTTTCTTCTGAGAAGAAGTAGCATCCCAATGCCTCCGAGAAGCATCGTGCTTGGTTCTGGAATCGCATATGCATTCAATACACGCAAGCGCAATCCGTTGTTGCCCATATATTTTACAATATCCACGTTAAACTGTTGGCTATTGTTGTGATGCGCTGTAGCAGTCACTGTAAGAATGTTGCTCTGTTGAATATTTTGAAGATCAGCCAACTCTAGCTCGTATGGATATATTACCTTGTTGTCAAAGAACCAATCTTTTAGCGAAAGACTTTGAAGCTCAACTCTGTCTCCGAATCCTTGCATACGAAAGAAGTCTCCGTTTGTGAATTGAACCATCTCTGTATCATTGTTGAATGCCACATCGGGCTGATTGGCCAGCAAGTCATTGCCAACGATGTTGACATTGGTAGTGTTAGAAATGTTGCTGATGGTGGTTGCGCCAGAGGCGAGGCTTGCGGTCGCAAGCAGACTTAATATGGTGTTTTTCATTTTTTATATTTAAATTAACGCTTTCTTCGAAGAAGGAGTAGTGTGCCGATACCTCCAAGCAGCATGGCACTTGGTTCGGGAATGCTGTTTGCAGCCAAGTCCACATGAAAAGCTCTGTCAGTTCCAGTGTATGCGTTAATGGTTGATGCGCCATCAGCGAAACTATAACGATAGCCGCCAGCATAAACATCTGATCGGTTGTAGTTTGTATATGGAATACCATTTTTCCAAGAACCTGCTCCTGTCATTTCCAAGTCGATACCATACATTGTATTGGCATCAAGCAAGTCAAATGGGTATTGAGTGTCAAACCCTACTGTCATCCAATCTCCTTGTGACCAAGTTGCTCCTGAAATACTAATACCTCTTTGCATGTAGATCGTGTTGACATTGATGTTGTCAGGATCAATCTCTACAAGACGAAGATTAAACGTAAAGTTTTGTGTTTTTGGAGAACCGTCACTATTAAATTGTGACGAGCTATTCAATTGAAAAGAAACAGAGTTAACGGTATAACCGCTGGCATCGTTACCTGTGGTAAATGACTGCCCGATATTCAGGGTGTCAGCATAAAATTTGTCGTTACGATCATATACAGAATTGAAAATATCATCGTTGTTTACGTCAGGAGCGGCTGACTGAAAGGTAACTGCGCCAGAGGCGAAACCTGTGATTGCAAGTAGGGTTAGGATTGTATTTTTCATCTTATATTAACTTCTGTAGTAGGTTTAGGGTTAATTATCTGTTGTTCTCTAATGAACTTCAGCAATTCTTGTGGTATGAGTTTTTTGTATATATCTTCGTCTACTTTGAGTCTATAGATTACACATGCATCACACAGTTTGTCGGGTGATTTTCTGCATACTCTATATTCTACGAACTTTTGAGTGTTTTCGCAAGTTTTTTCTTTGCAGGTTTTGCAAATTTTTACTATACCAATTCTTTCAACGTAGTAAGTTTCTGCTGATGCTTGTGAGCAGAATATCAGCGCGGCTATTGCGAGTAAAGCTTTTTTCATGATTGGTAAAAGGTAATGTCTCCGTTTTCTTCTATCTTTTTATCTTCGTAAGGAGCAACCTTGCGGCGATAAAATTCTTGTTGAATGCCTTGAAGTGCGCCCATTACATCGTTGCAGGTTTGGTAGTTCAAGCCATTGGTTTCAACGTATTCCTCAATAAACAAATGAATCTGATAATTCAATTGACCTGCGGTTACTGGAGTGCAACCTTCAGCAATTGATAATCTTTCGTGTTCTGGAATGTATGGCATATTATTATGTTAATGAATTTTTGTCTTTTTGTCAAGCTTATTTGTCTTCGTCTTTTTCAAATAGTTCTAAAATTCCGTAAATCAAAGCACAAACACATGGAAACGCCATTATAAATAGTAAAAAAACTGACAGATTTTCAACCATTATTGTGTTTCGTTTGTATTTGAAAACTGTTCGCAATAGGCATCTGCAAACTTGGCGGTTACAATTTCAACCCAATAAGATGGCCAGCCGTCTACGACTTCAATGGCTACGCTGCAAAAATCATAAGGAAGATTTCCTGTTTTTCTCAAATAAGCAAAAGCTTTTATATGTTCTTCGTTATGCACATCAAAGTATTCAACAATATTCATTGTCTTTATTGTCAATACATTGAATCAAATGTCAATAGAAAAGTGTAATAAAAAATATGACGACTTATGAAGATATTCGCAATGAGTTAAAAACTGGAGATATTGTTTTATTCAGTGGAAAAGGTTTTATTAGCTGGGTAATTAAAAAGGTTACAAAAAACGAATATTCTCATGTTGGAATGATTATTAGAATTGATGGGTTTGATTTTGTAGCACTTTGGGAATCCACCACTCTAAGTGATGTTCCTGATATCTGGCATAAGAAAAAGAAGGGTGTGCAAATTGTTCAGCTCAGTAAGCGACTCGAAAACTATAATGGAAAAGTTTCTGTTCGTTTGTTGCAAGATTTTACCATTGGGTTAGAACAAGAAGCTATTATCGCTAATTTGCGCCACGAAGTAAATGGTCTTCCATACGAAAAAAACTGGTGGAGTTTGGCTAAGTCTGCTCTTGATCGCACAAAACTAGGAAAAAACAAAAAGCAGGATTTGAGTAGTTTGTTTTGTAGTGAGCTAGTGGCCGAAGCTTATATGCGTCTTGGACTAATCGAGAATAACCAAGTATCTAGCGAATACACTCCAGCAGACTTTTCCGAAAAAGGCGGCTTGCAGCTTATCAAGGGTAAGCTTGGGCCAGAAATCATTATAAAATAATAATTAATTATAAAAACCAGTAACACACCAAATTATTATGAGGCTGACACAAAACGCAATTCACACAAACTTTTCTACAGATTATCAAACTTGGATTAATTTTCGAGCCGAAGTTATTGGTCAATACGATCAATTAAGAGATGATGACTTTAATGATCACTTAGCAAGAGAGTTTAATAAGAAAATTGATGAATTGGGTCTATCGGAAGATTTGCTCCTAACTCCGCATGATGCAGGTTTTAGATATATTGGTGTGGGTGTTTTCGGGGATGATAGTTTTACTTATACTTTTGATTTGACGCTTTCTTAATTTTTGCGTGATTTAATTGTAATTAATATGTGTAAAAATTAATATGCCACAACAAAACCCAAATATATCACAAAAGTCCACAGGGGATACCCTGACTGCCGCAGAATTTAATATTTTGGTGAATACTGTTAGCGGTAACGCTACAGATGCACAAAATCGTTTTGTTGATGCGGTCGGTGGTTATGAATTCACCGCAGCATTCTCTGATAGGCTCAATGGACAAGCAGGAGCAAACGATGTAGGTGAATTTGTCCAATACACCCAAGCAATGTCTAATTCAGGACAATGGATGCGTTTTGGTTTTTCTAGTGCCTCTCAAGCTGCTAACGATGTGCCTTATTGGACTAATCCTGCGCCAGCAGATGCTTCTGGAATAGGGTTGTTTGGTGGTGCATATATGCCAGAGGGTGTTTCTAGTATGTTTGACTTTGACTTTTCTCAGGCTTCATATACTGATGCTATCAATACTGGTAGTTTCCAATATACAGAGGCTTCGGGGTCTTATGATTTTTCCCAGTGTAAAGCAGGAGATTTAGCTCTTATAAGATTTGACTTTAATGTTATACCTCAATTTGCTAATACAACTCTAGAGGTAGGTTTGATATGGCAAACAAGGGATACTGAAGGAAATCCTACATTTACATTTCCGCTGACTACCCAACCTATATTTTTTGGAGAAGGAACGGTAGGCAGCACTTATTTGAATAGACCAATTATATCTGCTTATTTTGCATCTAATGAAGATGTAAATGCTGTTGCTTTACCTGCTATACGAGCTAATAATCAGATTCAGGTCGCTCCCCTTACAACTCTAGCAACTATTCAACGATAATGGCAATACAAGTAATTCGCAATGACGCTGGAAACTGCGTCAACTTTTTAGGAAGTTCTAATCCCGTTTATTGGAACGCATGTCTCAGCGCAGAAGTAGATAGCACTTATTCTAATCGAATAAATGTTATCAATGATATACGCACAATAATTGAAGGAGAGAATGTATACGAGTTCTTTCAGGTTCCGTATAATGACTTTGCTCAAGCAGATGGCACGGCTTTTTCATCGGCTACAGAAGCTGCTACTTACATTACAGCACAATGCAATGTAGCCAGTAATACTGGTTCTTTTGTTTTGTCTGCTACAGATAGTCTGGACTTCTCGATAGACAATACTAGCACCACAATATTGCTCGCCAATGGAGATGCTTATGCGGTTAATTCTATTCAAGCTGTAGCAAACGATGATAACCATATAAATATCGTTAAACATACCTCTGGAACAGTTTTATACAAGGATCTAAGAGTAGCTAATGCGAATATCAATGGAGCTACTGTAACTCAGGTCTTGGCAACAGCGGTAAATGAACTTAACAGCTTGTTTACCAACACAGCCTCTGTCTCTGGAGCTGTTCCGTCAATTACATCTAATACAACGATTAATCTCACTGAAGGGGATACTCTAAATTACGAACTCACTGCCACAAATGGAGTGGCATACGAGTGGTCGGGCTTGCCTAGCGGCGTAACCACTGTTGATGGGAATATACGCAAACTAATCGGTGGATCATCTCTTGCTGTTGGGTCTTATTCAATAATCGCTAAAGCAATCAACTACTATGGCCAAGATTCTGAAACTATCACATTGAACGTGTCTGCTCCTCCTTATTCCAATACCAAAAGTATTGAATTTGAGAGTCAAGATTATCTAGGTGCTAATGCAGCCCTTCTGGACAGTGTTTTGGGACGTTCTGGAAATGGAGCTGGAAGTGGAGATGCGTGGACACTTCATATCTGGTATAAGCCCGATAACTTTACAGGAGGTCAGACTATGTTTTACTTCGGAGATGCAGATACCACTAATAGTGGACACTTAGAACTCCGAACAACAACCACTGGAAACTTGAGATTTACATATGGCTCTAATAACAATTATGTCAGGAGAACCACTAATAATCAACCACTGACTACAGGGACTTGGCATAATATTATTATTACATATGACGGTGGCACTACTGGAGCGTCTTCTGCTGATGTTTCAGACTATTATAGTCGCTTTAATATTTATATTGATGGAAGTGCTGCCAGCCTAACAAATAGTCATGGTAACTACGGTTGGTCTGGTCAGATTGACGGAGAAAACCTTCGTGTAGGCCGCTATGCAAGTGGCAACTATATCAATGGCGGTCGCGTGGACGAGATTGCTATATGGGACTCAGATCAAACATCTAATATATCTTTGATCTATAACTCAGGAACTACACATGACTTGTCTCAATTATCCGCTGGCCCTGCTCATTGGTGGCGCATGGGTGACGGAGATACATATTCCAATATACAAGACAATGTAGGGAGTGCTGTTTTCGTCATGTATAATATGACCGCAGCTAACATCGTTACAGATGCCCCTTAATTTAAGAGTGTAAAGCAATACTAAAGTCGGCATTAACAGAACCGTTATTGCCATTAGCATTAACAACATTTATCAAAACATCTGTTTTTGGTGGTAAAATAAAAGGATTTACTAGTGTTTGAACGTGAGAATTTTCTGTTGTAATCGAAGTTACTTCTTTTACTCTAAACACCTTTCCGTATTCTCTTGTTTTCAAATGAAGAGTGTATCCGATACTAGAAGAGCTTTGAGTATTTTGCGCCGAAGCTTCGTATTGCAGTAGATAGCCTGTTGTGTTTTCTGGTATTGTGTAAACAGCCATCAAGGTTTGGTTGTTCGATCCTAGTATTTTTGCATAGGAAAGGCTGTCGTCCCCATTCGCATGAATATTAATATCTCCTGCAAAATCAGTATTGTCGTTATTGAATGACCTGAAGATTCTAGACCAAGTTCCATCCACGTTTACGTCAGTTAGTCCATTTAAGCTACCTGTCCAGCTAACCTCGTTAAAGTTTTCATCTAAACCTTGAATAATGATTTCTTGAGAATCTCCGCTATCATCTGATTTGACTTGAATGCCCGTTCCAATATCAGGCGGGAAAACATATTCTGTAGATCCATCCCAAATCGTTTCTGGAGAAGCAACGCTAACACCATTGCTTATATTTGGATTTGACCCAAATTTGAAAATTCTATCGCTAGCCTTTGCAGATACGCTATCAGAGTAAGACCCTATATCGCCAACCTCCATTGGTCGCCAATAACCACTTGCAGAATCCCAAATGTAATTAAATGGTATATTGTGGTTTCTATTAGGAGAAACTCCAAAAGCGTCAGTGAATGTTGGTTGATTGTTCATAATTGTTATTACACTTCAAGACTATTTATTTTTATCTGGAAGGTGTCTTTCCTGCAAGCGTTCATAAACACGCTTAGAATCTTCAACTACATTAGGGTTACAATTCTTAAACCAACCAAGATGTCCAACCAACAAATGACAATCAATACCCTTTTTCTTTACTCGACAAAGAGTAATAAGGTTTGATTCTTCCAGTTCTAGCTCAGGGTGGGAATGAAATGGTTTAATGTGGTGAACTTGTAGTTTCTTATTGCCGCCGCAACAAGCGCATACAGGATTTTTTTCCAGAAAAGCATCGCGCACTTTTGGCCATTTTGAGGATCTTTTTGCGGAAAGCGGGGCTTTTCCTTGCCATGCATCTGTAATTCTTTCAATCATGTTATATTTTTACACAAAAAAAGACCCCTCCCCCGCTTTTGCGGGAGAGGGGTTGTAACACTCCCCGAATTACGCATGGCGATCCGCTAGATCGAAGAGGCGCGGGGAGTCAAAATTAAATATCTTCAGGGCTGGCTTCATAACCCAATATGCCTTTGATTTGACCATCTGTATTTTTCAAAAGCATCTTACGAACATAAACAACTTCACCGTCTGGCAATTTTTCTTCAAAGGTTTGCGCTTTTCCAGAAGCCCATACAAGAAGATCGTTGGCTTTGAAGCCTTCTGCGATTTCTTTTGGCCAGCCAACTTCTAAATCAGTCTTTCCAATGTAATCGGCGCGAGTAATGCCATAAGTCATTGCATAATGTTCGTTGACTTCCAGCATACGAAACTCGATACTATCATCGCTGTTGGTTTCAGCAATCTTGATCCAAGCTGGGCTATCAAAGCCATGAATAATGTAAGATACTGTGCCGTTTAGTTTTCGAACACTCATATCTGTATGGTTTTTTACTCCTCTTTCAGCTCTGTCGATTTTCTTTTGAACGTCTCTCTGAATCTTTGCGTATGCTGCCGCTAAACCACCAAACAGAACAATCAATTGAGATACGCCTAAAATGATCAATTCTTTGATTTGTTCAAACGTCAGTTCCATACAATTGTTTACACAAAATCCTTTTAAAATCAATAAAAAACAAAGGAAAGAAAGAAAATTTTCAGTCTCTAGTTTGAGATGGTGACTCCACCAAGAATCGAACTTGGAATACAGGTTTAGAAGACCCGTGTTATATCCGTTTAACTATAGAGCCTTAAAAGGTCACTGTCAGACTTGAACTGACGACCTGAGCATTACAAATGCCCTGCTCTACCAACTGAGCTAAGTGACCATGAAATAATGTTGAGGTGGGATTCGAACCCACATTTATCGCCTTGACTAGAGAGGACTTGAACCTCATAAATCCATATTTCTATGGTGCGTTACCGTTGCGCCACTCAACAAAACTTTATATAAAATGGTGCGATCATAGAGATTCGAACTCTAACGACTGACTTGGAAGGACAGGATGCTACCGTTACATCATGATCGCTGGAAAATTGCGGAGGATGGCTTTCCCAAGCCAGAGCCTCCTATTGTATGTGTTATTAGGCGTATCAGCCTCGCCGCTTTTAGATCAAGCAGACCACTACACAATTATCGCCATCCTGTAGCCAAGCAGTCGGATCAACCATTTTGGCTGGTTTCGAAGCCCTCATTTTTACTTCTTGAGTCGAAGGGGAGAATCTGCGAGTTAATAGGTATAAATAGCTATCTCTACGTCCATAGGACTTAATTGGGACTCGCGGCTCCAATAATTTTTTGTTCTGCATAGGTTAGCGTTTTAAGAATAACACAGCACGTTACTCCCTACCGAACAAAAATTGGTATTCCCACGGGTAATCGAAACCCGATCTTTTGGTTGAAAACCAAATGTCCTGACCTTTAGACGATGGGAACATTATATTCTAAAACGAAAACATCATTAATGCCCTCATTTTAAAACATATACTTCTAAAATTATTAGGCGCTCTCTCTTAGAGTATCATCGCAACCCCCATTTTGGTCTTTCCGTTTCTGGATTTCGGATTCCTTCTTTATTGTTTAAGCACTATATCGCGCCTTGTGAAAACTGTCAACAAAAAAGCCCAAAAAAATATTCAACATTATTCAGAAAAGAAAAGATTGTTTAGCCATTTATTCGGCACATCGAAATCTTCAAATTTGTTTATGTATTTTAGAGCGGGGTTTTTAACAAGCGAAGCAAGAGGCAAAATATCCATCTTTTCATCCATGCTTAAACTTTCAATGCTCCCATCAACTAGAATCTCGTCTGGATTTATGCCACAAAGAGCTAATTCATTATATCGCGGAACAAAATTTAAAGAACCACCCTGTTCAAACACAATGCGGCTTTTTGTGTAACCTGCGATGTAATGTTTGAGATTGGCTTCTTTGAGAGCTTCGTGAGTTTGTTTGATTACCAACTTGTTATCAGAGTAAACTACAATTTGTTTCGTAGGGTTATCTGCAATTCTAAGAAGGCACAATGCTGTGATATTGTTTATCATGTTAAGCCTATTAATGGTTTCCATTCCGAGCGAATCTCTCCAACATCCAACATGAATTTGGGAATTGCTGGAGGTTTTGGAATCTTGCCGTTTAGATCGTAAAAAGGAGTAAGGCTACCTTTTTTTCTATTGCAGGTTCCGCAAGCAAGCACACGGTTCGCATGAACGTCTTCTCCTCCCTTGCTTTTTGGGCGAACATGGTCTATTGTTAATTCTTTCAGAGGAAACTTTTCAAAACAGTATTGACACTTGAAATCGCAAATCTTTGCTAATTCATGAAGACTGAGTTTTGCTTTTTGAGGGCGGCGAAAGAACTTGCTGGTCACGATCACGATAGTAGGAATCGGCCATGCATTATTTGGGCTAGTGATATAAGGCTGATCATCGTAAAACTCAGCCAACTCATTCCATGTATCCAAAGTATGAAAATACCCCATGTTTTTATCAACAGAGGTAACTCTTTTTTTGTATAAATGTTGAAACGCAGCACGGGCAGTAATCACCGTGATTGGTTGCCATGCGTTGTTTAGAAGAAGAGTGGTCTTCTGATTTGCTTTAACAGCCTTCATTATTAATAATCTTCAAGAATTTCAAAAAGCAATCGGTCTTCATCACTCGCCTCGCGTATTGCTTTGGTTTCTGTAAATGTATGAGTAGTGCAATAGATTTCATCTACAACAATCCACCCACTCTGCTCTTCGATATATGATCTTGCTGGAATGCGGTATTTGTCGCGCAAATACTCTAGCGCGATTTTTTGCTTTTGCTGTTGTGTGAGTTCAACTTTGATTGTTGCGTCAACCGTCATTTTGCCATGATAGTTGACATTAAAGAGTCTGTCAACGAAAAAGCGCCCCAATTTCTCAGGACGCTTCTTGTTTGGGTTTTTAAATAATTAAAAAATCAATCGTAACTCACAGAAATAGTAGGCTTCTGAATGTCGTAAGAGTCGCCAAGGCCAAGTGTTTCGAGGGCTTCTTTCATTTTACCTGCATCTTTGATTGCTGGAAGGTGACCTTTTTTGTGTTCAGCAAGACCTTTATACATATATGCAATGTCTTCGCGCATGAATTTCATCTCATAAGACATGGACTTGTGATAATTTTCCATGTCGGCGTAGGTCATGTATTCTGACTTGGCTTCTTCCTCTGGTAATTCTTTCTCGTCCATGTAGGAAGCATAAGAAATTTCAAAGCCATCTTCTGTCTTTTCCAGAGAAGGGTTCAGATTAAGCTGTTTGCCTTCTTCAATTGCGGCGTTTGCAATAGCTTCGTTAAGAATATTAAAAGATTGTTTCATTTGAGTATATTACACTTACTCTTCTCTGTGGCCGTCTAGTTTAAGTCTGTTTTTGAACTCAGTGTAAGTAATTTTTTTGTCGCTAGGATCAAAAATCAAAGGCCCACCTTCAATCCTCGTCCACTCATTAAATGTGCGTTTAGCGAAAGCTTTGTCGTAGGTTTTGCGCCCTTGTTTGCTGTAAGCGCGGGATTTAATCAAATCATTCGTAACGTCATTTTTTGCTGTCATGTGTTTCAGAGTCTAGTAAAATATTTACAGCATATATTATGCGAAATGCATCGAAACTTCAACAAAAAGTGTAATTATTTGCAGAAAACCGATATAATTAATAGTGAAAACAATCGTTAAAAAAACAATCACTCTCGAAACTAAGCGTCATGATTTTAATAATGAGTTTGCTTATATTGAAGTCTGGTCAAATACAGTATTGAAAGACTGTTATTTTGCAGAGAAAGAGTTCTTGTTTAGAGATGGAACTCTGAAGAACGGCGGGATCAAGTATTTCTATAGTGCTAACAAAGAAGACCCTGAGAAAAACATTAAGTCTATTAATTGTAGCGGATTCAATGGTTTTAACAGTCTCTACTATCTTGACGAGAATGGAGATATTCAATCTCTTTGCCGCGAATGAGTGATTTTAATATAAGTGCTGACTGTAGTGATTCTTATCGTAGTATTTTAATGACTACGCCGTTTCACCCTAAAGTGAAACAAATCGAAAAAAATAAATGGGAAGCTACCTTTAATCAAGGTTATGTTTTTGATTACTTGGGAGGTTCGTCTCTTAATGATCCAATTGTTATTGATGGCATGAATGAAGCTTTTACTCTTTCAAATGAAGAGGGAGAACCACAATATAAAACAACAAATTACTATGTAAGAATTGAAGTAGATACTTCAAATGGTTCGATTTATTATGCTGAATTTGAGCAATACACTGACGATCAAGACCCCCCTCTTTCATCTGACACTTTAAATATTGATGGTGGCGAGCAAACCACTGTGACTCAATATATTAAAGTCGCCTCTTTTACAGAACAGTTTATAAAAAACCTTTATTTAAGAGACAATATTCACTGGTGGGGCAAAAAAATTATTCAAGAAAATAATGCAATTGAAAGTGTCGGACACCCTATTAATATTGACACTGGCTCAACTGGCCAAGGTGCATCTCGCCCACTTGCAATAAAAACCATTAGTGGGTATGGGGAAACAGATTATAAAATAGTTGATGTTTTTGATGGGAAAAGTGATAATATAATTGTTTCTGGTATTACTGGATACGGAGTAATGTATGGCGATGGTGCAGCAGGGCAAGAAACTTATGAGTTTCTTGATTATCCAGAAGGTGTTGCTCAATCTGCAAATGATTCCACTGAATCTAATGGATGGGAACACCGATTAGTTGCTGCTGACGATCCCCCTAGTGCGCCAGCTTGGGCAGAAAGACAATATTTGCCACAAGTAGCTGAAGGCGCAGCTCAGGGGGATATACTATACTATAATGCAACAGAGCAACAATGGGTTGTTTTGGCGGCTCCAGATCCTCTTGATTTTCAAGGCGATCCAGTTTTGCAACATGATGGAACTGCTCCATACTGGGGTCAAGATGACTATGATCTACCTATGGTGGATTAACTTATGTAATAGCGTCTTGTTTTTGTCCTCTTGGTTCATTTTGCAATAGATTCGACAATTTCTATCGAATAAATGCACCAAGCTAGGGTTGGCGCACATAATGCATTCGGGGTCTAAATCCATTAATGCTGTTTTGACGCGAAAATTGCCAAAACATTCCATTCTTGTTTTCATGCCGTCAATGATTTCAATTTCTTGTAACCAAGATTCTCTTGACGCTCTTTTGAGAAAGCTATTGCCAAATGCAAGCTTGCCCCAATTTGACTTTGATGTTTGGACTATTTTGTGATTGTGTTCTGACCAGCGTTTATAAAATACGCACTCTTTTGATGATCCAAGAATTGCGTTGTTAAGCCCCATTCTGTGTTTAATCGGAACGCCAACAATAAAACCACCTTTATTTTCAATCGTTTCAAAAAGATAGTCAAACTCTTTGATAGCTAAAACATCTTTATCAACCCAAATGCCGCCATGTTTAACCAAAAGCTCAATTCTTATCAAGTCGCTTATATCAATCACATGACTCGCATTAGAAAAATAATCTGGAACATCCACATAATCATGGATAGATTTATCGTCTAATGCAAAAAGATTGTAACCACTTTCATCACAGACTTGTTTTAGTCTGCCCTCCAATTCAATTATCAAATCTGGCTTTGAACCTTGCCAATAAGTGAATACGTTTTTGGTCATTGGGCTTGCTTGATAGGGTGATATATTTGTTTTTCGCCAGTATAGGTCATTGTTGAATGATGCACGAATGGTAGGTCGATTTGCCCGATCCTTGCTCCTTCAATGCTTGCGGCTGTGGGAAATCTCATTTCGCTAATTATATTCTTTGAGTAAGCTTTGTTCCATCTTTTTTTACATACAGCGTCTAATACGGATCGTCTCATTAAGAAACAACCCAACGAAACTAAACCACAAGCCCGTTCTCCCTCATTCAATTCTAATCGCGGAATTTCTCTCCACCACCACCAGTTGTCTGGAGTCCACTTTGCGTCCTCTTGGCTTCTGCGCCTCCATTTGCCTCTTAGGTGAAATGGCTCTTTCATGTATTGAGCGCCAACTAGATCAAACTGTTCTGGAATTGCAGGAAGTTCGCAATTAACTAGCGTGTCCCATTCGATCACGGCAACATTTTCTGTTGCAACTAGATTAGAGTTTTCCAGCCACCACTTTCTAAGTGGTTGATCGCCATTGCGCCAATTATATCTTTTGCCTTGCGCGTGATCTTCTCCAACAACTATATGCATATTGCATTTTGGGTTGTTTTGCTTAAAGACTTCTAGATGCGGCGTGAGGACTTTACCGCTGGCTTTGTTTTTATGAGTTAGTATTAAGCAAGTATAGTTAAACATATTATTAGTGAGAGTTATTTATAAAGCAATATATTGCGTGTTTTCCACAGGTGCAAGAATCTTTGTGATTCGCGTCTATGAGGAATATTTTTGTGAGTTTTAATTCTTTCTTCTAATTTTTCAATAACATTTTTGTTCCACTTATAGTGTTGAACGATTAATACTTCATCATTAAAAGTAGAAATGGCTTTTGCTTTTTCTGTAAGGTAGTGACTGCCACCAGTTACATCTAAATCACCTCTTGTGATTGGAATTTTTCTGGTTTCGGCTCGCAATACAGATCGTGTTATGTCGTAAGTCAGCGGAAACTGTTCTGACAAAGTTGTGTCTTGTTTGATTTCTGGCAAAGACCCATCAATTGCAATTCTGTCAACCATTATGCCGCGACAACAGTTTTCGCCATTAGATATCATTTCTTCAACCTTGTCTTTTAAAGTGCCGCTATCGGTTTCAACGTGTTCGTCTATATCAACATTGATAATCCAATCATTGCTAGTGACCGCTAATTGTCTTAGTAATTTATATTTATGTTCTTCGGAGAATTTAGCATTCCACTCGCCATAAGCAAAAAACAAGCTAACATTATGAGCGCAATACTTTTTTTCAAAGTATCGTTCATCAATATCTTCGTTTGCGTTAAAAATCAAATAACAATGATCTACACCTTGGTCTTGATAGTATTGCAAAAAATGAGGCACGTATGCTTCATCGTAATGAGCGTGGCACATAGTAAGTGTTGCAATCATAAGTATTTTTTTCTCCAAGGTTGTCTGGCCGCAAAATGACGAATAATTGTGTCTTTGGGCTGTGTTTTGTTGATGAATAGTGGTTTAATCCTTGCGGCGCGTCTATTGTCAATTTCGTCTTCTAATAGAGTGCAATCCCAAATTGGAGATTTAACGTCAACGTGTTCTCGCAGCTCTTCTAAAGAATACACTCCTGTATCGACAGAGTGAAATCCATGATCTTTCTGATGCAGGTAAGACTCTTTGCAAGAAGCATCAATGCCAGCCAAAGTATACCATGCCGCCTGTTCTCTGAAAAACTTCCAGTGTCTTGTGGTCTTATGGGTTTGATATAGGTTTTCGTCCAGAATGTCGTTTACAAGCTGCTTGCTCCAATCATTGATGTTGATGCAGTAGTTTCCCATGCAATGGCTGTTACAGCTATCTATGGCGTAAGAAAAGCTCTTGTCTGTCTTGTATTCAAGCTCTGGCTTAACAACAACCATGTCGGCATCGAAATTAACAATCGAGTCACCGTCTTTTAAAATACCTTTTTTAATCCAATCCTGCACAAGATAAAATTTCATCCAAGTGATATTGCCTCGAAAATCGGGAATATCCCAATCGCGGTCTACTTCAATATATTGAATGCCATGACGCTCACAATAATCCTTGTTTTTGGGCGCAATGTAATCTTGATACATTTTCTGTATCACATTATTGTATCGCGCTATAACAAATAGATGCTTATCCATAATACCTCCTCATGCATTGGGTTCTGGATTGTGAATGGTCAGGCTGAGAGTGTAAGCCATTGAAAAAACCATCTTGTCTCCTAAGCCTTCTCCTCATAAAACTTGGCACGACTTTTTTATCTAAGAAAGAAGAGACGACAATATCATCTTCTATTCTTGGGTTTTCGGCGCAAACGTCAAATAAATCTTGTGGTATTCTTAGGTTTTGCTTTTTAGCAAATAAAAACCCGCCCTTTATGATATCAACTGTCTGATCTTGTCGAGCAAGGAAGATGTGTTTTTGATCAAAGTAATCTTGTGAATGGTCTATAATTTTAACACCACTGTAACCGATAGCGTCACAATCATTTTTATCAAGATAATCAATAGAGTCCTCGATCATGCGATTGTCTGCAAAGAGCATATCGTCATCTAAGGAAAATACATAATCAGTTGTGACGTAATTTGCCATCAACCATCTTGGCCAGCACATTAAATTCTTAGAAGAATTAATCTGTAGGTCTACGGGATATTCTGTTTTATCTTCAGCACAATTATTCCACAAAAAAATATCTACTGATTTCGTTTGTTCGCGCAGATTGGCGATGATGCGATCAAGATTTTTTTGTCTTTCAAATGATAATAATAGTGCTGTTGCTCTAGTCATGGTCGTAACAACTCCATCGGCTGTCGATACTCCTTGTAAGGAAGAATCCAGTGGTCGCACTCTGCTAAAACGTCAGAGAGCTTAACCATTGTCATAAGGTCTTTGCGATCCTTGCGGGTATAACCTTTGTATAGACAATCTTTTGCCTTGGAGACTTTACTTCTAAGGTTGCAAATCTTTTTAGTAAGTTCATATAAGTGAGTGTTTTTCGCACACACAAAGAAAATACCAAAGTCGAAAGCGATCCACTCAGGAGTGTTTTGATCGTTGCACCAACCTTTTTTACCTTGGACATTCTTGAGTTCAAGAAGGATATTTCCATTTTTGTGGCTATCCTTCAAACCTTTAACATCAAATGTTACCTTATCTTTTACGATAAAATCGACATGTGCAATATCGCTTTTTTTACCTGTTTTTTTGATGTTCATTCCTGCCGCCTTGCAGCTATCATAGAATCGTCTTTCGCCGCTTGCTCCTACATTAATAGATTTTGCGATGTGTTGTCCAGAGGACATTCCTTGTGCTTTTTTTGAAATCATAGTATTAAAAATATTCTCCTGCGAAATATCGGTCAGAATTAAATGACTTATCATCAATATAAAAATCGTATGCTGGTTTGCCCATTTTTAGTTCATGATGCTTGCAGCCCCAATCTTTTAATTGTTGTTCTGTGAGTTGCGTCCAATCCTTGCCAGAGTTACCGCCACGAGCAGTCCAGTAGACAATGTGAGCGCCCGACTCGTAAAGTTCATTGATGGCTTTGATGCGATCCTCTATGGGTTGAGCTTTTTCATACTCTCCATTGGTGAGGGTGCAGATTGTCCCATCAATATCTACAAAGATTTTCTTCATTTAATGCTATTAATGATATTCGTTGAACTTACATTATCAAGCAATGGAAGAAATGTCAAATGAATATTCATTTTCTTCGCTATATTTGACTCATATGCGTTTAAACTTGGACTTTTTTCGTAGTCGCCACCTTTGAACCAAATATCAGGGCGTATCATCTTTAAATACTTGCCGACTGTTTTCTCAGAAAAAACAAAAACATAATCTACGGCAGAGTGGCAAGCGACCATATAAGCTCGTTGTTTATGTGGTATAATTGGTCGAGAATCTCCCTTGTTGCCTCTGACACTGGAATCACTATTGACTCCCACAATAAGTTTTGCTCCCGCCCCAAGAGACTCCTTGGCGCAATTTAACAGAGAGGCATGGCCAGCATGAAAAAGGTCGTAGCATCCATTTGTAAACCCAAGACGAGTATGGAGGCCAAATTGTCTCATGTCGTGAATCTGCCTTATTTCTTTTTGAAGGCTGTCAATCGTGACTATTTTTTTATGTTTTAAATTGTGCATACACCCTTTTTTGCTACAACTTTGGCGCAGCATTTCTGTGCGTAATTGATTGATAATTCAATATTTTTGACGACCATATATTTGTAAGCATATGCGGCTAAGAAAGTGTCTCCTGCTCCTGAAACATCAAATACCTGAGTTGATTCGCAGGGAAATGTTTGGCCGCGATACGTGCATCCTTCTGCACCCTTGGTGACAATTAGCTTGTCGTTGATATGCTCTCTGTATGCCTTAAAACCATTTTCTCGATATTCTTTATCATTGATCTTAATAAAATCAAACCAACCAGCATTTGAGGCTGTAAACTTTTTCTTTGTGTCTAAGAAGGTGATAATGTCTTCTGTTTGTTTTCCAATGTAAGCAAGGTCATTAGTAGAGAGAAAACCTTTATTGTAATCAGAAATTAATACAGCTTCGTAATCGTCAAAATTAATATCTTCAAGCTTGCGGAAAGAGGTATATGTATCATTATCAACGCGCATAATCATCTGGTTGGATGATTGATCAACATATCGGGTTTTGCTTCCTTCGCAAGTATTTGTGAAAAGATCAAAACGATTAGTTGTTTCGCCGTGTTTTTTAGCAATGGCTTGGATATTGGCCAATACATTTGCCGCCATGCCAAGATGGTTGGTTTCGCGGGTTGGGCGAAATACTGGAACTGGAGCTTCTGGACAGATGCGCTCAACTTTTCCATAAATAAACTTGTCGTTGCAAGTTTCTCCTATAACTAAAATTTTCATCCTTGTGAGTCTCCCTTGCCAATTCGATAAGAGTCGTCATTAAAATGTTGAGTGCTAACCTCAAAAATCATACCTTTGCCTTGGCTAATGTTTTTAAGCTTGTGTGGAACGCTTGGAAGCAGGTGAACGGTATCGCCTACATTTAATTGAGTGGTTTTTATCTCGGCTTTTTCGAGATCGTAGTATTCCATTTCAAATATCCCTTGCATCACACCCCATGTTTCTTCTTTTACAACATGATAGTGCATCGAAAATGATGCGCCCTCATTAAATTCTAAAATTTTACCACAATACTGGGGGATATTGGCTACCCAAATCTCGCGCCCCCAAGCTTTTTCGTGTTGTTCTACTTTGCCAAAAACAGGTTTTCTCTGCATACCCGATTATATATGTAAGCAATCAAAAAATCAACCTTTTTTAGATCTTAATAGTGACAGGAGCAATGCTGGCAATAGAGTTCGAAACCTTTTGGATTTCAACACCGCTCATGTTTGAGGCTTTTTCCTTTAGGGTTGAAAGATGTTCTTGGAAATTAACAAATGCTTCGTTTTGCGCGATAAATTGTTTAGTGTTTCCATTGTAGATGCATGTTTCGTAAACCTCGAAAACTGAAGGGTCGATTTGCTGCTCAATTGGGCAATAAAGAGTGTTGCCCACAACATAGCGAAAAATATCTTCGCTTTGAATCTTTTTGAGAGAAAGGATGTCGTCTGTCATGATTCTATCCTAGTAGGTTTTATATTAAATGTCAAATACAAGATTCGACTAATGCGGCCTCGGCATCTCGGCGGTAGAGTAGTCCTTTTAAGCCTTTATTTTCCCACAGGCGCTTCATGTTGCGGATTTGTATTGCAATCTCCTTGTAGTCCTTGAGTGGCACTACGGCGCGAATGCGGCGCATCTCGGCGCGTGTGGAACCACGCATGGATGCTCCACGATTAAAAACAATAGAAACTAGCGCACCGAAGGCATCGGGGTGAAGTTCTTCGCATTTTGGAAAAGCTTTTAAGGTGTAGTTGATGAATTTTGGAACAGTTGTTTTTTCAAAGACTGCTACAGCAGCTTCCCAAGGAATATGAATATCCATTACTGTGTCTGCGTGTCGTGAAGCTACATCACCTCGATAACCGCAAACCGCAATCAGTCTATTTAGGTCGCGTCTGGAGAGATGGTTTTCCCAATCAGAGCGAATGGTTTCTTCGGAATTATACCCTAAATCATAACCAATACCAATTGTAACTCCGCTTGCTGCTTTTGGCCAAGTCGGATGATCTAGGTATTTTTCATAGTATGCCTTGCTGCCTACTTCGTATTTCAGTATAAGATCAAGAGATTTGGGGGAAAGAGAATAAATATCTGACTTTTGTGATACTTTTGAGGAACCTCTTTTTTTAAACCAACTAAATAAACCCATATAATTTTTTACACATTATATTTGATGTAGTCCACCACTTTTGTCCACTCTAAATTTCCGATAACTTTTGTTAGTTTACTGTTGTCAGCCTTTGTATACTGTTGGTATCCTTTTTGAATAGATGGAGGCATTGGAATACGTTCTATTTTTGCGTTATATTTATCGGCAATTAATTCAGCAACTCTTTCAAAAGAAACATTGTGTCCTGTTCCTACATTATAGACCCCTGTATGGCCGCAATATAACATTCTGTAATGAGCCTCGCACACATCATCAACATGAACAAAGTCCCTGTAAAATCTATCGCTGCAATAGAATAGTTTGATTACGCCGTTTTCTTTGGCTTGTTTTGTGAAGGTGTGGATTGGGCTGGCTTGTCCTTCCTTGTGATCTTCACATTTTCCGTAGACATTGAAATATCGAAAACCTTGGTATGGAAAAGTTTGTGTTTGAAGCCAAACATCAAACATATACTTGCTCAAGGCATACGCATTAATAGGATAACAAAACTGATCTTCTTTGAACACTACATTCTCATGATTACCGTAGACGCTTGCGCTACTAGCATATTGGAATTTAGTATTCGTAAGTTTACATTGGTTGTATAGTTCCTGAGAAAAGATAAAGTTTTGCTTGAGGATTTTAGGCAGGTTTTTTTCTGTGGTTGACGAGTTTGCGCCAAGATGAATGACTGCACTAAATCCTCTAAGGTCTGGAACGTAATACGCTGATTCACCACCAAACGGGATGTTTTTAACGTCATAACCAACAACATCAAAATCACGAGCAGACAAATACTCGCACATATTCTGGCCAATAAAACCTTCGCTTCCCGTTACTAAAATTCTAGTCATGCCACATTATAGCGGCGTTTAAAGCAAGAGTAAAGAAATTTTAGATATTATCTTCTTCAACCTGATCTGTGACTTGAACAAGTTCTGGATTCAGGATAAGGATATCTTCTTGGGCTGGCAAGTCGTCAATATCTACATCTTCAATCATGTCTGAATCAGATGCGGTAATTTCTGAAACCGACTTTGTAGACCACATTTTACAAGACCAGTAGCGAGCTGAAGTCTTATCCTTGGCAGTGTCGCACTTGTGTCGAGCGCGGAAGTTTTTTCTAGCATCTGGATCGTCACGTTTGATTTCCATGTTTGGATCACCAAACTTAACCATGATAGTGTTTCCAGTTTTTGGGTTTTTAACATAAACGCCAAACTTCTTTTTGCTGCCAGAAGGCAAACGGAAAGGTTTATTTAAAGTCTTTTTTTCTGCCTCTGTATAATCAAGGTCTTCGATTTCTTGATAAGACTCGTCATAGGCGGCTACCTTTTCTAAATCTTCGGCGGCAGCAACAAAATCAACATCTTCGAAATCAACAAAGGATTGACCTTCTTGTTCAATGTAGTATTCTTCGTGACCCTTTGCAACGTCTTGATCTGCTTCGCGGTAAGATTTTTTAACTTTACCTCCGCGCATCATTTTGAGGAACATGTTGACTCTGGCCATTGCCCATGAACCGCGAGTTTGGTTTGGGCGGTGACTAGAACTAAATGCGCCAGCACCACGGCGATATACTTTTTTAAGTTGAGAAAGAGTGACTTTTTTAGAGTGCTTGTCGTTGTGTTCCTTAACTTTGTTTTTAAGAGAAGTGGTAACCTTTTCAGAAAAGGTGATTTTTTTACCATCTTGACCTGCACTACCCTTGGGATTCTTTTTGGAACCCTTTTTGCGCTCACTCGGTTTTGCTGGAGTTTGGGCTGCGCTTTTTCTGCCAGCTCTTTTTGCTGATTCAGATTCAACAAAATTATTTAATTCTTCTGAGAGAGTTAGTCCCTGTAATCCTTTTGTATAAGAATTACTTTCTTTTTCAGATACTCCTGCTTTTTTGATATCCAATCTTGCGACCGCGAAATCAAGTTCTTGATAATCAAAAAATACTTTATCGCTAGTCTCTACGTCATATTCCAAATCTCCATCTGCGATATCACGATCTGCAATTTTGTATGCTTTGGAGACTTTCTTGCCTTCATGCATATAGAGAAAGTTATTAACACGAGCGAATGCCCATTGCATAGTGCTTTTACCAGCACAGTAAACGCTTTCGGTTACAGATTGACCTCTATTAAAAACACTTATTAGTTGATCAACAGTAACCTTGTCGTTAAAATTATCATTATGAAGGTTAGCTTTAACCTCCAAATAATCAGAAACACGATCCTCCATAGACAGAGGTTGATCCTCTGATTTCGGGTGCGCTTCTAAAAATTTACGAGCTTCTTGAGAAAAGTCAACGTCCATATAGTTATGCTTACACTTATTTCAAGTCGAGGGCTTTGTAAGTTTGGACTTTTTGATCGTCCGTCATTTCTTCAAATTGCTTTTCCAAACTATCTGCTACAAAAGAAGAAACAATCTTAATAGTATCTGTGATCGAGGTAGCATTCATCATCTGTGCATGGAGAACCTGTTTGAGTTGAAGCTCTTGTTCTTCGGTCAGCGATTCTTTGCCAAATCCAGCGATTGCTTTATTGATATCTGCCGATTCTTGTGGGGTTGTTTTGTCGCTCATTTTTTAAGTTTTTTATTGATTCTGCGGGATTTTCGTGCCATTTTGTTTTTAGTGCGGCGCTTGGCAGTTTTGTTGGCCTTGCTTTGTGCCAGAAGCTTTCTGCGCTTCATTTGTTTAACAATAGAGGCGATTTGTTCTGGAGAAAGCTGCAATGCAGGAGAATCTTTGGGGGATTCTTGTTGTGCTGTTTCTTTGTTTTCTTCGCTCATGCGTTATTTTTGGGCTTGGGCTTGCTAACGTAAACGCGCACATCTGCTTCGTTGGAGCCGTCTTTCTTGAAAGTGTTGAGATAGGCAACAACTTCTTGTCTTTCGCCATTTACCTCAACATAACCAGAATAAAAGTCTCCCTTGGTTCCTTGCCTAAGCCATAGGCCACCACATTCTCTTTGTTTCCATTCTTCTTTAGACATAATAATTTAACTCTTGTAACTAAGTTGATTAATCATAGCAGCCTTGTATGGGGCTGGCATACGGGTATAATGTTTTTTAAACGTATTGTAGGTTCGCTTTTGGATTGGGTTAGCGTTTTTGGCATCGTATTTCAATGCCTTGCGGATTTTCTTTGCTGTTTTACCACTCATAAAATTAAAGGTCGGGAGCTAGAGGACAATGTTCTAATGATATATATGCTTGTAAGTGATTCCTCTAGCTCCCGATTAAAGGTTAGACAAGGCTAACTCGTGCAATGCTGGTCTTAGCCAACTTACGGGTTTGCGAATTGTTGCGGTCATAAACCTCAACATACCTTGGGCTGTCACTACGGAACTGAGCATTGATCGCTTCGCCCTGAGTAGTGTAAAGGCCAAAGAATCGACCTCGCGAATTACGCATAGCGGTAACCGCACGGCGCTGATTATTGTTTAGTTGCTTCATGTTGTTATATTACGTTGCTTTTTATCAAAAGTCAAGAGCTTTTCGAGGAAAATTTGCTTTTCTCCCTTCAAAATGGCTGGGGCGAGGCGTTTTTTGACCTCTTTTTCAAAATGGTCATTCAATGACTGTATTTTATTGTCCTCTTCGGCAATATTGTCCACGAAGTTTTTAATGAATTTAAAATCAAAAACCAACTCGACTCCGCTCATTTTGAAGTTTTTGTTCATCTGGTGAAGTCGATTCCAAAGAACACGGCGCAAATCTCTCTTATTGAGTTCTCCAAGGAAAATATTGCTAGTAAAATACTTTGAGAGCGCTGGAGAGACTAATGATGTTGCCTCACCACTATTTCCGTTAAAACCCATAGACTTCTCGCTGGTTACATCACTTGTCAGGAAGAATTTACAGTTTGAGAAATCAGCAATTTCTCCAGATGGCATCTGAAGCCTTCCATCTTTGAAGATCTCAGAGAATAGAGTGTATGTATTAGGATTGACTTTATGGAAGTCGTCAATAATGATTACGCTATTAGGGTGGATCAAGACTTTCTCGCAAAGAGAAGTGTTATTTAGTCTTTCTGGAATGATCTTGTATTGTGCGTGTGCATCTGAGAAGTGAACGCCATTAAATGAAATAACATTCGCGCCCTCAATATCAAGGCATTCTTTTAGAAGCTTAGAAAACATACTTTTGCCGCTAAACTTCTCGCCATTCAAGCAGAACACGGCCTGAGAACCCTCTGAATCGTCAAATCCTAGATTTGAGAGCCTGATGTTTTCGTGCAGGTTTCTAATCTGTGCGTTGTTACCAACAAAGTGCTTAGAGAGATTGTCGAAGAAATTCTTTAGAGTTTGATCTTTGTGTAGGGGGTTTTCTTTTGTATCAAAAAATGATTTGAGTTGCTTGAGTGTTACAATTGCGGGTTTAGTATCTCTTGAAGAAACCCAATCGGTAAACTGAGACTCAAACTCGGAAAAAAGCTTATCTGATTCTTTTACTGTCTCGTCAAGCACTTGATCCTTGAGTTTCTGCAAGTCTTCGCTAATGCTCCAGAACTTAACTTTAGCTTGAGCGCCGCAATGATCAATTACGTCTACTGCTTTGTCTGGATAGCATTTGTTGGGCATGAACCGTTCGCAGTAATCCAAAACATTATCTAGAAATTCTTTTGAGTAGGTTACATGATGAAACTCTTCATAAAATTCTACGATAGATGGAACAATTTTTTCCATTTGGAATTTAGAAGGTTCTCTTACGGCTACACGCTCAAAGCGGCGATCCAATGCGCTGTCTTTTTTGATTGTGTTGGTATACTCGTTAATGGTGGTTGCGCCAATACAACTAATTGTGCCTCGCGCCAATTCTGGTTTAAGCATATTAGAAGCTTCCAGAGAGTTTTCTGAACTACCACCAGCACCAACTAAAGTATGAACCTCGTCAATAAATAGAATCAAGTTCTCATGCTTCTTGGCTTCATTAACAAAGTTTTCCAAGCGTTCTTCAAATTGACCACGATACTGTGTGCCAGCAACCATGTTCGACAAACTCAAAGAATAAATTACTTTATTAGCTAGTAGCTCTGGAGACTTTCCTTCTACAATGCTTGAGGCTAGTCCTTCTACAATCGAGGTTTTGCCTGTTCCTGCGGGGCCAACCAAAATGGCGTTAGGCTTTTTCTTTCTGCATAGGATGGTTGCCAGTTCTGCAATTTTTCCGTCAAAATCAATCACCTTGTCGAATTTGCCTTCAGCGGCTTTAATATTAAGGTTTTCAGCGAACTGAGAAAGGATTTCGTTCTCAGCAAACATATCCAGAAACTCTGCCGTGGGTTCTGTGGATTCTGAGGATTCAAAGAGTTCTGGCACACCGCCATTACGGGGTTCAAATTCATTTTGCTCCTCAAATTCTTCGTCTCGCAAATAACAAGCAACCTTATCAATTAGCTTATCGGCAAATTCTGTATAATCGCCGTCTTCGTAAAATACTTCTTTAAAGACGGGAGGTGCAAATTCTGGAGTAAGAAGATTGATAAAGATTGCTTCGGGGGCAACATAATCAAGCTCAAATACTTCAAGAGAGATTTCTTCGCAGCATTCTAGGAATCTTTCAAGCTTAAAGGTGAAGTGGATGTTTTCCCTGTATTCGTATTTTCTCTTTTTTTCAACGCGCTTGATGCTCTTTGATAGAAGTGTTGCAAGAACTTCTTTGTTGTTAATGATTGTCAAGCACCCCAACCCTAAATTAGAAAGAAAAACTGTGACAAATAAATCAATGTCAACGCTTTTTAGTTTAAGGTCTTGCGCGGCGCGTTTGCATTTTTCAAACACACCTTGTGTTTCTGGCAGGTATTTATCGTGTTTCATGTTTTTTGAAGTCACTCAGCTTCATAAGAACAGAGGAGTTGATAACTTTGACGCTTTCTGCGAAAGAGCTATCGCTATCGCTCTTTGAACCAAAGATAACTACTATGTCTTCCTTTTTGACTGTATTGCGTTCCAAGAAATCTGTAAGTTTAGCACTTCTAGCGTTATCCATAAAGATGAACTTGTGGTTGGCTGAGTTATCATTACCAAAGATCATCATATACTTATTACCATTTCTTGAAGTCCTTGTAAAGACATCTTTTACTTGTAATACAGATTTAAAGTTACAGCCCTCGGAAAGATCAGAAACTTCTTTTAGGTCTTTGAGCATATTGTATTCATTATCAAAACAATCTTTTAGTTTGTAAGAATAGCTATAGCCCAGCAAAGAGTTTTCATACCACCAGTATGTAAACTTGTGATGCTTCTTGTTTTCATTATAGATGCCGCGATATTCAGAAAACTTTTTCTTAAATGTTTCGAATCGACTTGTCTTCATGATTGGGCGATTATCATCGCCAAGAGTTTGTTTTTCTACCACTTCTGCAATAGAATCAAGAAGATCAAAGTTAAACCTCTCGCCAATCTTTTCAAAGTTGCGTTTCTCGCGATCTGTGAGCAGATTGAATGCTTGTGCTTCTAAGACTAGACGAATGCGGTTCTCAGTGTTACTATCCATTGTGCCAGCCTGAATCAGAGCGGCGAGAACAGAGATGTTGATACCACACTCCTTAGCTGCAACGAAGGCGTGATATTTATTATCAAATGTATTACCGCGAAACTTAACCAAGCTCTCAAGAGACTTCATAGAGATTCCTTTGATGCTGTTGAGTCCATAGCGAATATTGTCGCCCTCGATCTTGAAGTTTAAATCAGATTTAAATAAATCAGGTGGCAGTAACTTGATGCCGAAATCACAAAGCTCTTGATTTACAGATGAAATTGTGAGAAGGGGGTCTGGTTCGAACTCTGCTGCCTCCAGAACGCTCAAGAAAAACTCTTGAGGGTGTTTGTATTTGAGATACACTGTCTTTGCCGCCAGAGTCGCGTAAGCGAAGCTGTGAGACTTGTTGAAGGAGTAGTTAGCCGCAGCATCAAGGGCAGTCCAGAAGTAATCTGCAACAGATTCTTCCATGCCTTTTTCTTGAGCAGCATTGTAAATCTTTTCTTTCCAAGGTTGCATTTTGTCAACCATTTTTTTACCCACGATGCGGCGAACATCATCGGCATCCTGAAGTGAGAAACCGAAGACTTGAGAAATACACTGCATGAGTGTTTCCTGATACAAGAATACGTTCTTGCTTTCACGCAGTAGTTCATCCATCACGGGGTGAACACCAAGTTCGCTTGGTGCGGTTTTCTGAGTGATATATTCATTAACGAATTGCAAGCTTGATGGTCGCGCCAAAGCCACAACGTCAGAAAGCTCTGCTAGGTTCATTGGTTTTACATCACGACAAACTTGATAGTTTGTGTCAGCAGAAATTTGAAACAGACCCATCGGGTGATTGAAGTCTTGTAGCACACGATAGATTTTATTATCGTTTGGGTCGATATCTTCAAGTCTCTCTCCAATCTTCTGACATGTCTTGTGGGCGATAGTCAGGGTGCGAAGACCAAGAATATCAAACTTAACCATCAAATCAGCAACATCATGCATATTGTAGCCTGTTACAAGATCGCCATCCTTACTACGTTGAAGAGGGACAACATTGGTAATGTCTTGGCTACAAATTGCAATGCCTGATGGGTGGACACCTGTATTCTTAATTAGACCTTCGATAATCAGCGCGTTCTTAATTGTGCGTTTATGCTTCTTAGTCCACTGCTCAAACTTTTCGTCTTCTTCGATTGCTTTGCTAAGAGGAAGAACGATGCCGTGTGCTTTAGGGATTAGATCACTTACGCTCTTTGCATCATCTTCAGATGCTTCATCAAAATATTTAGTGGCTTCGCGAATGCAAAGCTTAGAACTGAAAGTATTAAAGGTAAGAATTTTTGCGGTTCTACCTGCGTGAGTTTTTTCAATGTATTCAATAACCTTGCCACGCTTCTCGTAAGAGATATCGTTATCAATATCAGGCAACACGCTACCAACAAGAAACTCTTTGCCATGTTTGTCTGTAACCTTTCGCGCACGACTCTTGGATACGAATCGTTCGAAGAAAAGTCCATGAGGGATTGGGTCAATGTCTGTAACACCAAGAAGATACAGAACCAATGATCCTGCCGCACTACCGCGACCACCGCCAACTGGAATATCATTATCGTGACAGAAGTTAATTACATCCCAATTCAAAAGAATATAATCAATAAAGCCAAGTTCGCTCAAAGTTTCAAGTTCAAACTTGACGCGATCAATATAGTCCTGATTCTTTTCAAGGCCACGCTTGAGCATACCTTGATAGCAAAGCTTGCGAACGATTTCATAGTTTGAGCTGCCTTCTTTTAGTTCTAGCTCAGATAAAGTTTTTGCGTCAACAGGAGTGTTAGGAAGTTCGACTCCTTTCGGCTCTGCGTCATCGTATGGTTGGAAGTTTTTAAACATTATAGATCAAGACCTTTCTTCAATTTACAAAACACCTGAAAACACATCTTAACATCATACAACGCATTATGTAGCATCTTGGGGTCATGGTCAATATCCAAATGTTTCAAAAGCACACCCTGACTAACTTTGCTTTTTAGGCTGCGATCATTAATGATCTTGTATTGCCAAGAAAGGAAGTCGCCACTAGGCTTATCAAGATTCTCGCGGTAAGCCTTGCCTAGTGCGCGAGTATCGTAGATACGATCAATATAACTAAAGTCTGGTTCGATACCAAGCATTCGTTGCATTATAGCAACCATATAAACATCAAAACCAAGTAAGTTCTGGCCAATGATAATATATTCTGGATCATAAAGATACTTGGCTAGATCATCATAAACGGCGCGAATACTTTCTTTCTTAGAATCATATGTGCGCTGATTATAGCCTGTCAATTTTTTAATCATGTCGGAAAGCTCAAGATCAGAATACTTGATAAAGCGATCTTGCTCTTCGACCACTTTATTGCCTTCTCCCAAAACCCAAGATACTTGCCAAGGGCGAGAATAATAAAGATTCAGCCCTTCTGTTTCTGTATCGAAGCAGATGTATTTTTGATTGTATTTAAGCTTTTTCATTTTCTTTCCAGCTTTCCCAAGAAAACTCTTGAGAACAAAAATGGTTAAGGTTTGGATTACCGAAGGTTGGAGACTTGCCGTGTGAGCGTTCGCATACAGCCTTGAACATTTGAAACGCCTCAAAGTCTTTACGATTCTCGTAGTAAATGCTTTTTACGGGTTCTGTAGCCACGCGCATCTTGTCGAGTGCGCGTTGAATCTGGAAATCAAACGGATGTTGATTGTTTTCTGAAAAGTAAACATGATCCACACCATCAAGATCCATCATGCTCATTCCAAAATGAAAAACATTATTGTAAACATATGAATCATAAAATGGAACTGCCACAAGAATATCATCTAGCTCAGATTTAACTTTGCCAAAGTCAAGAATATTCTTTTCGCTTGTGTAGGTTTTTGTATAGAGATTCTTTGCTTGCCTGATACCCTCGTTGTTTTTGGCGAAGAAGACAAGCTTGCTTGGTTTTTCATCGCCGTCATAAACCACGGGAAGTTGAATGCCGAATATAAGCTTTTGTTCTGCATCAATACATTTTTGATTCAGATCTCGGAATCCATAGAAGCTATCCTCAACAACTGTCAAAGTATCTAGCTTTGCTTCTTGAGCAAGGTCTAGTATTTTTTGGATTGACAAAATAGATTTGCCAACACTATACTGCGACTTTAATAAGGGTGTCATTGTTTATATGATACCCGCATTGCTTAAAATGTCAAGATAAATTCTACTGATTTGGATCAGGAAGGTCTAATTGTTGATCCTCTTCTTTTTTATGATTTTTTAATGCTTCCTTGAAGTCAATCATGGGGAGTTGGTGATGAACCCACTTATCCTCATAAATAAATACATCTAAGCCTTCAATTGTCCAGCCATGTTTCTTTAGTAGTCCTGCATAGAAACTCATTTGAAGAGCATACTTGGTTAGCTTGTTGGCTGGCAAGTGATCAAAAGGCGGCAAAGCTTTATGGTGTGACTCAATTACTTCAGCATTGATATTAACCTTGTAGTCCTGCACACGCGCAATCTTTTTGCGGCGATCAATAATGGCAAGTCTATCGACAAGACCGCCCCAGCCTGTAGCTGAGTCTGTAATCAAAGCCTCTGCCACTACCTCTTCAACTTCAAACTTCTTGTCAAGACCATGCACGAGTCTATTGCAAGACTTGATGATCTTTTTAAGAATAGGATGCTTTGGCATCGCATAGTTTTCTGTTTGAGGTTTGCCAGATTTTTTACGTGCAGCGGTGATTGTATTGCCTGTTGCTTCGTGATTAATATAATGTTCAAGAGCATAGTGAACCACGGTTCCAAAGTCTCCAGCAAGTTTGCCGTTTGAAGCCCAAAGGTCTTGAATCTCGTCTGATTCAACGCCCCAATATTTTGCACATTGACGCGATACTCTGTCACCATCAAAAGGTTTGTAGAACCTCTTAATGAAAGTTGTGCCGCCTTTTAGCACTTTGTATTCTCCGTTGTAGCGCATATTGTAAATGTGCTGAGTATCATTGAAGTCAACGATGATATCAGGCTCGGAAAAAGAATGCTTGGTAATAATTACATCATTTTCAGAATAGTCCTTGTCTGGAACCTTCAGGATAACATCAATACCAATTATCTCACAATTCTCAGACTTATCAAAACTAATAGAACCGTCTTCTCCCTTATACCATATCTGATCAATTTCTCCATGAATAACATCAAGATTGCTGTGACACCAAGATTGAATAACAAAAGGAACGCCATCTTTCTTGCGAGGAACATAACCAATCTTTTGTTTTTGGTATTCGATACGAATAGCTTTGGGATCGTATGTGTTTTCTGGCTCGGCAAAAAGAAACACGGTTTCTCCAATCTTAATATCTGCATATTTAAGATCTGGATTTTCTTTGAGAGTAAATGAAATACCCGCTACACCTACTGTTATTTTATTCATAATGGAATTTGTATTGTTTCTTAAATTTAAGCAGACTTGACCCGAAGGATTTGTTTGCGTTCTTCTTTCGGAACTCTGCGTCCATACTCTCTGCAATTTCAATCAGCGCTTCACAAGAAGCTTTGTGATCATAGTTTTTGCAACGAGTGTGATATAATTGTATATCTTCGGGAGGCATGACTCCAAAATCGTTTTCATGCGGTGGCACAAAAAAGACAGTTTGAAAATCAACAACGTCTATCAACTTAAAGACAGACTTAACTGCACCTTCAAAGCCAACATTGTTTTTGCTGTCAAAATCATTGTTGTATGAAATATAAATTCTTTTCAAGTCTAATGCTGAAAGTCTTGAGATAAACTTGGGTGACATGGATACGCCGAAAGAAACTAGATTGTTTTTGATGCCCTCTTCGTAAAGTGAGAGAGAGTCACCAACAGACTCAACAATATGAACAGATTTGTTTTCTGCGATTGCTTGAGAGATAGAGTCGTCTACATAGTAGGGATAAAAGAAAGTGTTTTTCTTTCCTGTAATCAGCCATTTTGGGCCTTCAAACTCTGAAAGTGTTTTGCGACCTGTAAAGCCATGAACTCGCCCATCAGAACGAACAATTGGAAAAACAAAGCGGCGATACATCTTGCCTTGCGTTGCAAGTCCTCCTTTATAAACTCTAAGAGTCTTTTCTGAGATTTTCTTGTTGATCTTTTGATATAGATCATACTGAGGCAAGAGTCTTTCGACACAACTGATTGGGTAGCTTTTTTCTTCTCTCAAGAGTTGTTTATGAGGTTGTCGCTCACCTTTGATAACACTGTTTGTGTTTTTTAGATAAGCTTTGAGTTGAATAGGATCGTTAGTTCCAAGTGTTTTTTGAACCAGAGCTTGAAAGGGCAGGTAGAGACTATCTTCTACAAAGTCTTTCCATACTCCAGAATCTTTATAGATTTGGATTGCTTGAGGGTTGTCGCCTCCACGATATACTGCTGTTGTTTGCCAGTATGCACCACAGTCCTTGAGGTTGTAACCCAAGTCTTCTAAAACTTTTTTGAAGTCGCTCATTATTGTAGAATTTCAGGAAGCTCTGATTCTTCATCTGCTGTGGTTGGGTTCGGGGTTTCTCCTCCGTGAGCAATGAAGTTAGCAATGTCTTGTCCATCGCCGCATTCTGTTACAGAGAAGTTATGGATTTTGAGGTTAATCCAGTTGCGTTTCTTGGTTCCATCGTGCCAGTTGACAGGGTTAATGTGTCGCAGAGCATCGCGACCCAAGTGACGCGATTTCAGGTTGATGAATTTATGGGTTCCAAACTCCACACCCTCTTCAGTAATTTCTTCGACTACTTTCTGACGAAGTAGGAAAAGGTGAGAACAGAATTGAGTAATCGAGTCTGAAAGAGATACAACGCTTTCGTCATCGACAATAGAATCTGCACCACGGTTTGTAGTGATGCCAAGTCTATTAGACTGCACAGAGCTAAACATAGACACACATGGCTTGCCATCGAAACAAAGATCGCGATGAATTGTTTGTTTAAACTTGTGAACCATATAAGCAACCTGTTGCCAGCCGTCAGCCTTGCCCATGCTTGCGAAGTCACTCTTAATATAGTCAAAACTAAAGATAGCCTCGTTGCCGCGACCTACTTTAGAGTAGTAGACGCGCTTAAGAAGCGATGCCATTTCATCTGCACTAAGACCAGCAACATTAGCGTAATAAAACCTCATGCCTTGGCCTTCTTTGATCTTCTTAAAGGTGTTTCTGACTCTTCGAACAACTTCTTCTGCTGGAAGTCCGTTGTAGCTGGTATTGCGCCACTTTCCTGTTTCTAGAAGGAACATTGGGATTCCGCTCATTGCAGAACATTGACGCATAACAAGCTCTTCCTCGCTCATTTCTCCGTTATCGAAGTGAATCACGGGAACATCATGCTCCGCGCCGACCTTCGTGCAGTAGTCTAGAGAGACTGTTGTTTTGCCTTGACCAGAACGCGCAACAACAACTGTGATATTGCCAGCGCGAAGAAGTGAGCCATAAATCTCATTGATGCGCTGATGCGGCCCCATTAGGCCAAAACTTTCTTGCGGATTATTGCCTCGCTCTTCGATCATCTCCTCCATAATATCAAAGAGGTTTACTGGGCCAGAATCGCCGCCTTCAAAGCTCTGAAGGTCTTTGTTGTAAAGTTTGTCTGCTTGATCAATCAACTCGCCATAACTAAGCTCTGGATCGGCTTTTTTTACAAACTTAGCAACCTTTGAGCAGGATTCATATACAACACGGCGAGCCGTAATCTTCTTTAGCTCCTGAACGTGAGAAATGAATACTTCCTCTGTAACTTTAAAATAAGCAAGAGAGTGAATATATTCACCAACATCAATGCTGTCAGGGAATGAAACACCCAAACGCTTGATCTGCTCAAGAAGAATTGTATCGTCAATCGCATCTCCTTTGTTAAGCGCACCACGAATAAGCTTGAAGATCGAAATATTAACTTTCGAGTCTTCGCTATAAAAGTCGATCTCGCCAATGAAAGAGGCAACCTCTTCCCATTTGTGCTGATGCTGAATAAGTCCACCAAGGACTTTCTTTTCTAGGTCAAAGGAGTGGATCATAGAAGTTCGTTTTCTTCGGTGTAAATCTTGAGGGTTGAGTGCAAAGCAATATTTGCACATTGGTTGGATGTTCTTGATGTTAGTGTAGGTTCTCCGTTTTCATTGATAAAGAAAAGAAGATATCCTTTGTTCGCGCCATCTGGCGAACCAGTTGCATCAAATAATTTTGATAAAATGGATATTGGAAGTTGAGGGTCTTCTGTTTGTGTTTCTGGAGTCATTATATTGCGCCTAGTTCTTTAAGTAAGTCTACAGAGATTGAATCAGATTGCAAGACCCTAATCATGGTAATTTCATTATTTTCACAAAAAAGCTCTTTGTCGTTATCTCTTTTTAATTGTTTTAAAAAATTGTGCTTGCTTCCTTGGTGTAGATGTTTGTTATAGCTATAATGCTGTGCGCCATCAACCTCTAGTGCGATCTGTCGAGATGCGTTATAGAAGTCAATGCTCATTTTAGTGCCAACCACGGGCAGTTCTTCAAATACAACATCTGCAAACCAATAAGGGTAAAGAAGGTCTTTTACGCTTTTCTGAAGCTTACTACGACAACCAGCATCCCAATCAATACGATACTTGTGGGAGCTTGCTAGTTTTTTCTTTGCGCCATAAGCTGTATAAAAAATCATACGTGAAGAATATTTTGCTCAACGAACTTTCTCAAATACTTGGTGAGTGATTCATCTGATTCAAGAAGATCGTAGATTTTGTTAATACCCTGAATAGACTCTGGAAAATCAAAGCCACCTTCTGTGATGTATTTGAAAAGATCTTCTTCAGCCTTGAACCAAGAACCCTTTTTGGAAATAAATTCCCAAGAAAGAAGAAGGTCAACAATTTCACGCTCGATCCAAACGCTCTTGCCGCCCTGACGACCATACTTAACTGGATATCTAATAATACGTCCAGAAGTTTCATTATCAGACTTACAGATTTTTGCTTTGACGTAATGACCAATCGCTTTGTTGCTGTCGCTCATTTGAGCAGCAGGATTTTCAAGAATCTTGTCTTTAGAGAATTGACGCTGAAACTCAAGAATCCAGTTTGGATAGTGGAGTTGTGCGTTTGATCCAGAAGCAGAAGTTTGGTTATTTGGGTCTGCGCCTTCGTATTGTCCTTTGATTGCTGTGCGAACTTGAGAAATCATAATACAAAGGTGGCCAAACTTACCCATACCCAAGCTTACCCTTCTAAGGAAGTCTGAAGAAAGTAACGCACCTGCGGCGACTTTGTTTGCCTCGCTGGTTGTTTTATGAATATCTTCTTTTGAAACAAGACCATCCATGCTATCAATAATCATGCAAAAGCGGGTCTTGTTTGGGTTGTTTGTCATAATGCCACGAATAAAGTCAAAAACCAAATTATAAACATTTGATTGTAGAACTAGACAAGTGCCATCTACCCATTCTTCTGCTTGATAAACAAACTTCACTCCAGACCTTGCTCGCATCTTTGGCCCCAATCGACCCTCCGCTTGAATGTATAGTCCACGCGAACCTTCTTGGTTGGCGAGCATCTCATACATGATTTGCAATGCTTCGCTAGTCTTGCCGCACTCGTTGCCGCCAGTAAAACGAAGAAGACCTGACACAAAGCCACCACCGATCTCAGAATCCATAATCATTGATCCGCTGGATACAAAACTGTCATCAGCAATAGACTCCTCAAAGTTGAGGTGGTCTTGCTTGTTGGATTGCATGAAGTTAGCGGCGAAAGTTGCCACATCTGCCTTTTTAGGCTCCTCTTTAGTTTTCTTTTTTGCTGCCATTTAAAAAATCTCTTAGTGTTCGTATTTTGGGTTTCACTGTATCTTCTCCAATTTTGTCGATTTGTTCAACAAAATCTTCTTGGTTTTTTGGTAAATATAAGTATTCTCGATGTTTTTTTTCAAGATATTTGCGCCCATCTTTAGAACGAAGATATCTAATTGAGTTTTTAAATTTAAATGGAGGTTTTACCTTAGATAAAAATTCAATATCGTTATCAAACCATTTAAAAACCTGAGTTGCCACCATCATGTCCATAGACATATCTTCAGACTTTTCGCCATCCAACATGCGAACAACAAATTTTTTTCTTTCTCTAAAGAAAGGCTTGGCTTGTTTCTTGGGCTTGGTTGCGCTAAAAACTTCTCCACAGTGATTGCACTTGGATGCTCTTGCGCCAATTAGTTGCTTGCATTTTGGGCATTCTTTTTTACCACGGGGCATACGATATTAGTATGCCTTGCTTTGAAGAATTTGTCAATCTTCTTTTGCGACCCAGCAAATAAAACCAATAATGCAGACAACAGCAGCAAGCGCAGAAACTGTTTCAACTGGAGTAATTTTAATATTCGTAGGATTGTCGATTTCCATTTTAATTTAATTTTAAATCGTTTTCTACCATCTTACGAACCAAATCTTGAAAAGAAGATTTTGGTTTCCATCCTAGTTCTTGGCGAGCAAGCGTTGAATCGCCGTGAAGAAGTGAAACCTCTGCTGGGCGATAATATTCAGGGTTGATTTTTACCAAGACCTGAGAACCGTGCATATACATTTCGTTTTCTTTCTCACCAACCCATTTACAATTTTCTTGACCAAAGCCAGCATACGCAAAAGCAAGCTCTACAAACTCACGAATACTGTGAGTTTCATTTGAAGATAAAACATATTCTTTTGGAGATTTATTGTTTAACATTAACCAAACGCCCTCAACGAAGTCTTCCGCATCACTCCAATCGCGTTTTGCATCTAGGTTGCCAAGTTCAATAGCTGTAATAGGCTCGCCTAGGCGAGCTTGGTGAAAAATTTCAGAAACGCCTTTGGTAATCTTGCGAGTAACGAATTCTTCTCCACGGCGAATCCCTTCATGATTAAGGAGCCAGCCTTGAACTGCGTAAATATTATATGATTCGCGCCAAACCTTTACAAGCTGTCGAGCAGCTACTTTTGAAACACCATATGGGCTTCGTGCTTTTGCTGGATGTTTTTCATCTTGAGGGCTATAATCTACATTTCCCCATTCTTCAGATGAACCTGCGTTGTAATAACGACAATCAGGACAGTGTTTGCGAATAGCTTCAACCTGATATAAAACCGCCATGAGGTTGGTGTTCATGTGGTTAACTGGCATATTCCAGCTATTACCAACAAAAGAATTAGCTGCAAAATTGATAAAGTAGTCTGGTTGTTCGTTTTGGATTACCCACTCAACATTGGCTTGGTCGGTTACATCTAAATCAATTAGCTTGAATCTTTCGTGGCCAACAAGGTGTTCGATGTTTTGATGGTTCTTTACAGACAAACGCCTGATCCCGCCAATGATTACATTTTCAGTGTTGTTAATTAGATAATCGGCCATATGGCTACCATCTTGTCCTGTTACGCCTGTGATTAGAACTTTTTTACTCATCTTCTTCTGTTGTGGGAAACAGAGCGTTTTGCAAGGTCTTCTTTGCCAAGAAAACTTTTTCTCTGTAGTTGTTTATATTCTTTGCTTTTCTTTTAAAGGCCATATCGTATTCGCGATTAGCTTCTAATAACTCATCATATTCACTGGAACCCAAAACATCCAATAATTCATCAACACCAAGCTCGACACTGAGGTTCAAAGAACAATCAACTAAAGATTTTTCTGTTTCTTTAGTCTGTTTCTTTTCGTGTTTAATTTTTAATTTACAATGATAATCAAACGCATCCGATTCTTTTACTAAAAGTTTAATCATGGGTTAGTGAATTGTTCTATTTTGTTAATTAGTTCTGTTTCTATGAGAGTTTCTTGGTTTTCGTCTTCGAAATTCATCATAAAACTTTTACCGTTTTGAGCAATATCTTTGCACTTTTGGTCGTTATTCATGCACCAATCTAATACTGCATTAAAGTCTGAAAAGTCTCTCTCAACAGGAATGTAGTGAACATATGGTTGTAGAAGGTGTTCGCAAAGCCACGAATGGTATCGTGGTAATGGCATAATTGGAACTGAGTTCGAAGCAAGAATCCAATTGAGACTGCTGGACTTGTCGTTACCATCAATTACTGGCAAGTATTTGTGTTGAACAAATTCATTTACTCCAGAAAAACCTTTAAGCCATTCTATTTTGTATAAAGGATTATGTGTTTTTATGTTTTGCGAATAATCTGAAAACGCTACATCGTAAACACCGAAATACTTTTGCACAAAATTAATGCGCTCATTAAAATGCATATTGTGGCCTGTGTCTGCGCCTCTCCAAAACACAGTGTTGCTTTTATCTTCCCAATTTATATCGTGGGAAGCATTTATTGTCCAATGGCGTTTTTTGTTTAGGTTTGCAATAACGCCTGTAGACTGTTGGTTAAATGTATCTCTTGTCTTTACTAGAACTGGATAGTTTTCGCCTATATATGGCTTGTCTCCACAGCAAAACCAAAGGCTTTTATTTTTAGATAGATTATGATAGCGAATGATATCATCATTATAATGAAGACGAGATGGTATCTCCTTGTCAATTTTGAAAGGATGATCAAAAGGTAAAAAATGAATGTTCGGAGGCTCTTGATTAGTCCAAGCCTTGCCAAGATAAAATTTTATTCTTTCAGAGGTAGATATTTTCATTTTACTTTTACTAGGTTTTCAAAGTCAAAATCTTCTTCAATATCTTTATTTCCATCAACGTAAAATTTATAAAAGTCATTTAGATACTTTTCTTTTTCAATGCAAGCTTTAATTGTGTCATTATACTCTCCTGCAATCAAAAAATCTTTTACAGCTTTAAAATCTTGAATGTCGATATTGAGTTTTTGCATCTCATTGAAGAAAGCGGCTCTAACCTGATATCTAAATTGAATAAATTTTTGGTCATGCTCACATTTAAGAACAAGATGGTTCGTGTTTGGGAAAAGATAATATTTCAGATTATGGTCGATAAACTCATACTTGTCTCTGTGTAGATGACGCACATTCTGCCAATATTCATCCTTCCAAAATGGCATAGTGGTGATTTCAAAAGATTTACTGATGCCAGCCATGCCGCTATGAGGGTTGAGTTGATAAGCAGAGCGTTCATTGTATTTAAAAAGAAAGTGTTTGTTTCTGAGGAAGACTCCATCAATTCCATTGTCGTCAAATCTCTTAATAAGGTTTGGCAGCATTGCGGCGAAGTCTACATGCATACGCTCAAGCGTATCAATGGTCATAAACCAATCGCCGTATTTGATTGGCCCGTGATAGAGTCCAATGTTGCGACTAAAGTCTGTGCGGTTACACCAAGGAGCGCGAAGAATCTTACCTTGTTTCTTGTTGTTATAAAGGTATTGTAATCCTTCTTCTAGCCTTTGGCCAGCCTGTAAATTTTCTTGATCTGTATGATAAACCCATACCAATCCATCAAAGTATTCTTTGATAGGCTCGATCAATTCTTTCAAGTGGTCGCCGTTGTTGGCGTTGGTCATTCCTGTGAGCCATAGTTTCATTTGAACTATTCTAGGCTTAGGATATGTATTTTTCAAAAAAAATTAACCTATATGCTGAGAATAAATCTTTTCAGGATTGTAAAAAGAGAAAGGTGTTTGCGACTCTGTTAAATTCTTTAAAATGTCACCAGAAAGAAGCTCGCAGTGATACTGTCCTAAGATATCCAAATGGTTTTGTGCAGCCTTCCATGCAGCATAGATTTCACTCGTTCTGTTTATATTGGGCTGAAACGTGAAAGTTGACCCCCATTGCGTATATTTTAAGCCCTGAGTAAAAATATCTTTGCTTGCTGATTGAAAGTGGTCTTTATCGCATTTTTTAAATTCTTCAGCACTATTAAACCTTACGCATAGCTGGTTTGTATTGTTGTCTAAGAAATTTTCTGACTCACGCAGCGCGGAAATAAGATCGTATTTTTGTGTTTTTAAAATCCAATCATCTTCTAGCCAAAACGAATATTTTTGTTTTCTGATTGTGGGGTCAGAATAAACTTTAAATACGTCTTTAAAATATTCAGCAGAGTGAACTTGATGATTGCTTGAATGATGAACCACATCAGCTTTGCTTTCAATGATTCTAAAGTTTTTGTCTGCGGCAAAGTTTTTAATCTCTTCTGCTTTTTCTTCTTGAGAAGGTTTGGTTTTTAGGTGCAGGATCCTGTCAGAGAAATAGTCTTTCGTCTGATTTAAGATAGATTCAATGGTTTCTTGGTAGGTGTGTCGCCCACCATGCCCCATTGTTGTGCAGAAAACGATTAGGTTCATTACGCCATTATATAAAACATTTACAAAAAAATCAAACAAAAAACCCCTAGTCCACTCGGACTAGGGGTAAAGTCAATCTACTGTGTTTTCGACTTATTTGACTTTTTTTAAATCATGCCTCGCAGGAAGCACATGTCAGGATAGACCTAGCAAGTTCTTGACTTGGATTTGCGCTACGCTGATAGTAGAAGCCCTTTACTCCCTGCTCCCAACCAAAAATAATAAGCTGGTTGATGTCCTTTACAGGTGTCTTCGGCGGGATCATAAGGTTTAGTGATTGTCCTTGGTCAATATATTTCTGACGTTGTGCGGCTTGAATCACAATCTCCTTTTGAGAAATTTCCTCAAATGTTTTGAATACTTCTTTCTCTTCTTCTGTAAGGAATTCAAGATGTTGAACAGAACCTGCCTTGAGTAGAATACTCTTCCAGACTTCAGGGTTATTTTGACCTTTTGCTTCCAGTAGTTTTTCGAGGTATGGATTGAGATAGGTAAATTTACCTTTAGCTAGGTTCTTGGTAAAGTAGTTTCCATTGAGAGGTTCAATTGACGGAGAAACTTGGCCCAAGATAAAGGAGCTGCTAGTGGTTGGTGCAATAGCCATTGTGGTTGTATTGCGGCGACCATAGCCTTTGAGAAGTTCTGGTTCTCCAAGTAGCTTGGCGAGTTCTTCTGTCGCGGCATCGCAGCGATCACGAATAGTGGAAAAGATGTTGGCGTTCAACATTTTTGCCTCCATGCCTTCGAAAGCAATCATTTTACTTTGAAGAAAAGAATGCCAGCCCAAAACCCCAACACCAATAGCGCGTTGACGCATTGCAAAATTACGACACGATTCCATAAACATAACACCTTCTGTTTTTTGGATATATTCTTCCATAACAGCATCAAGGAACATGGTGAGTGTTTCAACTGCGTCTGTATTCACGATTTCATCCCAATTAACGAGATTGATAGAAGAAAGACAACAAACAAAAGATTCGTCTGGACTTGAAGAAAGAGCGATCTCATTGCAGAGGTTACTGGCGTAGATTTCTTTTCCTTTGTCCTTGTATGCTTGTGGAGCGTTTTTATTTGCAGTATCTTTGAAAAAAAGATATGGGTATCCACTTTCAGAGCGTTTCTTTAGAACCTGCGCCCAAATCTTACGCTTCTCTGTATCGCCATCAATCATGGACTGCATCCATTCATCACCAATAGTTACAGCGAAAGACATATCTTGAATTGCGTGTCCTTCGTTGCGAATACGAAGAAACTCTTCTACATCAGGATGCTCAATTGGAAGGTATGCGGCAAAGCTACCACGGCGAATACCTCCTTGGGAAACAACAGAAGCTGTTGTGTCAAACTTTTCCATGAAGTGAACGGGGCCAAATGAAGTTTTTCCATCGCTGATGTTTGCACCACGAGGGCGTAGATCGCCAAAGTATCCAGAAGTGCCAGCAGCATTCTTTGTTTGCATACCAACTTCTGCATCTTTAAGAAGGATTGATTCCATTGTGTCTTCAATGTAAACACCGTTACATGAAATAGGCAAACCTCTCTTGCGGCCAAAGTTAGCCCATACAGGACTAGCCAGAGAGTAAAATCCTCTCGACATATATTCTTCAAACTTAGCAGCAAAACCCTTGATACCAAGGTATTTCTCTGCTGTGTTTGCTATGTCTTTTATTCTTTGTTCTGGAGTTTCGCCTTCTACTAGGTAGTCAATAAGGAATTTGCGGGAGTCTTCGTTTAGCCAATAATATTTTTCGTTCATTAAAATAAGTCTTCTTCTGTAAATGTTTGGTTTTTCTTTGAGTATTCTACTGGGCGCGAATGGAAAAAGTCAGTAGCGTTATTGCCTAACAATTCTTCTTCGAACCACAATGTTTTTTTGATGATATCTGTGTCAATTTCGTCAAAAGCTTTTGGAAAGCCAATGCCTTCTAGAGACTCATTAATTCTGTGCTTGACAAATTCTTTAAGCGTCTCGGCATCTAATCCTTCTTCTTTCATCCCATTAATCATCCAATCAATAAGATTAGATTCTGCAATAAAAGCTTGTTGAGCTTCATGAAGCACTCTATCTTCTAATTCTTTATCAAAAAGTTCAGGATATTCCTCTTTGATTGTATTAATAATTTTCATACCAGCAAGCGCGTGGATCATTTCCTCGTTGCGGGTATACTTAACCTGCTGGTCTGTATCTTTAAGCACATTCTTGAAGCGGCCAAACCAGTTAATTGTATAGAATTGAGAAAACAAAGATACATTTTCTACAAATAAGGTAAAAAGAATAAGCGCATAAACGTATTGCTTCTTACTGTCCTTGTAAAAACGATGATTGTATTTCTTTAAGTATTTGACTCGACCTTCGATAAAATCAAGCTTAAGATTTTTTTCGAAAACTCCCTCAAGCCCCAAGACTTCCAGTAGACGCTCGTAGGCGTTATTGTGGATAACCTCAACATTACCCATTGCGATCCCTAGATCGTTTAAAGAAGGGTGAGGAAGGTTGTCGCCAAGCTTTACCCAAAACTTCTTGACAGCAACCTCGATTTGGCCAACAGCAGACAATGTGCGAACGATTGTTTCTCGCTCTTGATCCGAAAGGTTCACATTAAAATCGTGAACGTCAGATGTAAATGAAAATTCTTTGTCTGTCCAAAATCCGTTATAGATGGCCTCAATGAAGTCCTCTGTCCACGGATAATTATTCGGCTTTCTCGATACTTGTTCTTCAAAAATCATGGCTGTTGTAATTTACACAAACATACCGTGGCTAGATCTAAAAAGCAAGAAAAAAGTTAGCACATCTAGCAACTTTTTTATGGGAAATTTTTTCTTGGGGAAAAGCCTTTAAAAATCCCATTTTTTAAAAGATTTATATTATGAGCGAAGCGAATAATTTAAATCTTAATCCGAAGCTTGATCTTTACTCATTAACTATCGGGGCAAGCTTAGGTATATATATTATTATATGAGATTTAAAAAAAGCGTCAAGAAAAAGTTTGAACTTTTTTTGTTTGACTTTTTTAGTTATATGAACATAATACTGTATAGCCATGCAAATAGATAAATTCAGCGATCTTAAATTAACAAAACTTGTGCAGGAGGATTCGGACGATGAAGCTCTTAAGGAGCTTGTGGTTCGTCACTCTGGTATCTACATGGATATGCTCAAGGCATACGGGGCAAAATCGTTTAATAACAATCAACTAGATGACTTTATTAAACAAAAAGACTCTGTAATATACGAGGCGGCTCTAGATTACAATCCCGAAAGAGCTAAATTCTCAACCTTTTTGGCAAACAAGACCAAGTATATGTGTCTTTCAGAAAGAACCAAGTTTCAAAAACTATCTAGAGAAGTTAGCTATGATGATATGGATTGGGGGCAAAGCGATACAGCCCTAACGCCCGATGAAAGCTGCGTTCATAGCGAGACGATAAATAAAATCATGGATATGATTGAAAGCTACCACGATCAGCGTGTAACAAAAATCTTTCACCTTCGTTATTTTGGAAGTGAAGGTAGAAAAATGCTTCCTTGGAAAGAGGTGGCAAAGCACGTTAGCCTATCAGCACAAAGCTGTATCAATATTCATAACAAAACCCTTGAAATCTTCAAAAATAGAGTAAAAAATGAACAAACTATTGAATTTTGATGCCCCGCTCAACTCTCTGAGCCTTGGCAATGTCAGCTACAACTTTTTGCGAGAACTGCAAAGAAAAGATATCAATGTCAATCTTTTTGCTGTTGGTGATCGCGCCGAGCTACAAGCTTACGATAAAAAAACACCAGAACTTGTTGAATATATCAAGAACGCTGGACACTCTCGCTTTAGAAACCTCAATTCAAATATTCCAACGCTCAAGGTTTGGCATATCAATGGAAGCGAAAAACAAATTGGCTCTAATCAGTTCCTTTATACTTTTTATGAGCTTGATTCTCCCACTGAGACAGAAGTAGCTATCGTAAAAATGCAAAAGCATGTTTTCTTTTCTTCTTCTGAGGCTTGCGAAGCATTTAAAGCTGCTGGATGTGATAATGTTTCTCATGTGCCTCTTGGTTTTGATGAAGACTTTGGTAAAACAGATAAGACATATTTTGAAGAAGATGTGATTCACTTTGGTTTGATTGGCAAATTTGAGCGCAGAAAGAATACCGTGCCTATTATTCAGACTTGGCTAAAGCGTTTTGGTAATAACCCAAAGTATCAACTTTCATGCTTGGTTCATAACCCCTTCTTTCCAGAAGAGCAAATGGATCAGCTTCTCAAAAATTGTATGATGAATGAACAATGGAGTAACATTAACTTCTTGCCTAGACTTGAAACCAACTCCGAAGTCAATGAGCTAACGAACTCTATAGATATTGATCTCTCTGGACTCTCTAATGGCGAGGGATGGAATCTCCCTGCTTTCAACGCGACAGCTCTTGGCAAGTGGAGCATTGTATCCAACTGCTCGTCTCATACAGATTGGGCAACCAAAGAGAACAGTATTCTTGTTGACCCTGTTGATAAGCAAGACTGCTACGATAATGCGTTTTTCAAAAAAGGACTACCATTCAATCAAGGTCAATACTACAAAATCACTCCAGAGCAAATTATCAAATCCTACGATACTGCGGTCGTTATGGCAAAACAACCAAACACCGAAGGTGAAAAGCTACGCGAGAAATTCACCTACAAAAAAACAATTGAACAAATCCTTAGCGTAATTTACTAATATGCCAATTTACCTTTACAAAAACGAAGAAACAGGAGAAGTTAAAGAGGTTGTGCAAACAATGTCTGAAGAACATGTTTATTTTCAAGACGGAGTGGATTGGAAACGCGTATACACAAAGCCCAATGCCGCAGTTCAATCTGTTTCAAAACTAGATCCCTTCAAGAAACGAGACTTCATTGACAAAACTGGAAACATGAAGGGAACAGTTGGGGACATGATGGGTTTATCTGAGGAAATGTCAGCAGTCAGGGCAGAAAAAGCAGGAGGCGAAGACCCAGTAAAGCGTGAGTTCTTCGACAACTACGAAAAAAGTGTAGGCAAAAAACATATGCACGATAAACCCAAGAAAATCGAAAAGAACGGTATCTCTGTAGACCTCGATTAAATATACTGACCAGTTACTCTGATCTTCTTGCCGCCAAGATCAAACACAATAATTCCTTGGCCAACAGAAGTAGAGCCATCGTTTTCAATAATTGATCCAGCACCACTGATTCCTGTTACATCAAGGAATCTTGTAACACGATCCCCACTTATAGTTAAGTTTCCACTAACAGTAACATCATCCTCAAAAACTGTATCATTAATAAATCGTTGACCGCTTGCAAAATCAAGAATTAGCTTTCTGCTTTGATCTACTGTTCTGATGGCTGTATCATCACCCATCATTGTGCTACCCACCACACCGCTTTCGAATGTAACAGTATTGCCTCCAATTAGCATATTTTGTTGAGAGCCTGTTTCAAAAGTAGAGTTATCACTAAAAAGAATGGTGTTGTCTTCGCCGTAAATAGTGTTGTTGTTTCCATTGATCACAACATTATATTCACCACCAATCGTGTTGTTTGTCCCACCAATCAACATTCCGCTATTGCTGTTAAACACTGTGCTTGAAGCTGTAGTTAAAACCTGACTGTTATTGACTGTGAGATTTCCAGAAAAATCAAAATCTCCAACCAAGTCTCTTTTTAACTCAATTTTAAAACCCGTATTTAGGTCAGAAAGCAAAAAATCCCCACTAGCACTAAAAAAAGTAGGTAATTGTAGTTGTTCTGGTTGAATTTTATTAAACATAGTCCTATAATGGGTTCCTTAAAATTACACGGAAATTATGAAATATCCTATTTACAAACCAAACAAAAACTGCACGGGGGCCGCAGGAAGCTTTGCTGTAACAAAATTCGGCAAAGACCAAAAAACCAACCTTTTTGTCGAGCTTTTGCTCCAAAAAAGCTGGGACGACAAGAAAAGAACAGGTTCCTTTAATCCAGAAAAAAAGGTAACCTTTAAGCTTAGTCTCTCTGAAGCTGGTGAAATTCTCTCCTCTCTAAAAACTAGAGTTCCATTTACTGCTTTCCACAAGTTCGGTGAAGATACCACTGTTATTAATATGACTCCTTGGGATAAAGCTAAAACCGTCAAAACAAAAGATGGAGATAAAAAATACACGACTCCAGCTTGGGGACTAAAAGTAACCCGCAATTCTAGTGAAACATACAAACTACCACTAGAGGCTGGCGAAGCAGAGGTTCTTGCTGTCGTGCTTACTGAGTTTATCCAACAAGTTCTTCGTGAAAACTCTGCAATTGATGCTCAAAACAGAGCAAAAGCAGGTTCTGAATCCTCAAAAGGAGGAGCAAGAGAAGAAGATGACGTTCCATTCTAATGGATAAGAAAATCAAGGTATTAGTTCATTCGAATTACTCTCGTCTAGTCACGGGGTTCGGGAAGAATATGCGAAATGTTCTTCTCGCGCTCCATGACAGCGAGGAGTTCGAAGTGGTAGAAGCTGCAAACGGCGTAATGTTTGGTGTAGACTTAATGACTCCTTGGAAGAGTTATGGAACTTATGCAACACCAGATGTTCAACAAAAAATCAAAAGCGATGATTCAAAAAAACGCGCATCTTCTTATGGTTATTACATGATCGACAAGATCATAGAAATAGAACAGCCCGATATTTATCTTGGTATTGAAGATATTTGGGCTTTCAGTCAATTCGAAAACAAGCCTTGGTGGAACAAACTAAAAACTATCCTCTGGACTACTCTGGATAGTCTTCCTATTCTTGATCAAGCAGTTCATATGCACAAGAACTGTGATAAAATGCTTGTGTGGGCTACATTTGCTGAAGCAGCAATGAATAAAAAAGGCTTCAACACACAAACTATTCATGGGGCGATTAATTACAACGATTATCACCCACTACCCACAGAAGAAAGAAACTCTCTTCGCGCACAACATGGACTTTCGGATAATTATGTAATTGGTTTCGTTTTCAAAAACCAACTACGCAAATCTGTTCCTAATATCTTAGAGGGTTTCAAACTATTCAAAAAGCTAAATCCTGACTCTAAGCCCAAGCTTCTCCTGCATACAGATTGGGCAGAAAAAGAACAGGGCTGGGATATCGTAAAATATATTGAGGAAAAAGAAATTGATCCTGAAGATGTTTTGGCGACTTATCTTTGTCATAAGTGCGGTCAGTATTTTGTTACCCCATACAACGGAGAGAACAAAGATTGTAAAGTTTGCGGCGCAAAAGAAAGCGTTAAAACAAAGAACAGTGGTAAAGGTGTTAACGAAACCCAATTGAATCAAATCTATAACATGATGGATGTTTACTGCCATCCATTTACCAGTGGTGGTCAAGAACTTCCAATTCAAGAGGCGAAAGCAGCAGGGCTAATCACTCTTGTTACAGAATATTCTTGCGGCATTGATTCTTGTTACAAACATCAAGGAGGTATTCCTCTTGATTGGAGCGAGTATCGCGAACCTCACACTAATTTCATTAAAGCTACAACCTGCCCTGCAAGCATTGCTCATAACCTTGAGGCTGTTTATCAGATGGACGAAGATACAAAACAACAGTATCTAGAAAACGGCAAAAAACATCTCGATAAAAACTTTTCTGTAGATGTGATTGTAGAGAAGCTGAAAAACACTCTGCGCGAAGTCTACGCGCAAGAAAAGCATTCAAGCTCTGAAACAAGTGAAGATACTCTTTCTGCGCCAGACCTCGCTGACATGCTGGATGGAGAAGCAGAAGACCGAATCTTGATCGTAATGCCAGAATCGGCTGGAGATGTGTTTATCACAACCTCTTTGCTTCCTTCTCTTGCAGAAGCATATCCCAATAAAGATGTTTACTTTGCAACAAAAAAACAATTCCATCCAATTTTAACAGGCAACCCTTACATCCATAAAGTTTTGGAATTCCACCCCCAAATGGAAAACCTGCCTATGATGGAAGGAGCGGGTCAACACAAAGGCTATTTCAATCTTTGTTTCCTGCCTCACATTGGAACTCAACGCATGCTTGATTATCTTCACCAAGGAGACGGAGATAAGATAATGTTCAACATCCATTCAGAAAATTACAATGCACCTCATTGAACGCTACGCCCTTTCTACAGGCTTAAAAATTGACAATCCGTATATTCACACACCATTCTATCCTGTTGTGGCAGATAAGTATGTTGTGTTTCATACTTCTGCAAAAGACAATTTGCGCGACTATGATTACTGGAAAGAAGTGAAGGCAATGCTTGATCCACTTTTTCAAAAACATAACCTAAAGACAGTTCAAATCGGTCTAGAAAAAGACCCTTCGGTTAATTGCGATATTGATCTTCGCGGCAAAACTACAATCAATCAAATGGCTTATGTCATAAAAAATTGCGACTACTTTATTGGAGTTGATTCTTTTCCCGCGCACCTTTCTGGATTCTATGATAAAAAAATGCTATCAATTTACGCTAACTCTTATTCTGCTTGTGTTTACCCATATTGGGGGTCTAAAGAGAATAAGAAGATTATTGAAACCCATCGCCCCGATGGAGAGAAGCCGTCCTTCTCCTTCAATGAAAACCCAAAAACCATCAATAGACTTAAGCCCCACGAAATTGCAGAAAGTTTTTGCGAACTCATCGACAGCAACTTTAAGTCTCTGATTCCAAAAGTCTCTTACATTGGAGAGAAATATTTGGTTGATCAGGTTGAGATTGTGCCAGACATTCCTTATGCGATTCAGCATCAGAATATTTTTGTTCGCATGGATTTAGAACACAACGAAGAAGCATTACAAGCAATTCTACAAAACACACAAGCTTCTATCCTAACCAATAAACCAATCAACGAAAATCTTTTGCAGCCATCCAAGGTCAAACTCATTAATTATATTGCTGATGAATTTGATGAAGAGTTTGTAAAAAATGTAAAGTCTCGCGGCATCGACCTTCATCTACTCTGCACAAACAAAGAAAATCTTCAAAAAGAAAGAACAAGATTTTTTGATTATAAAGTCTTACCATTTGACAAACAATCAAAAATTGAAAAGTCTCGCGAAAAAGTAAGCGAAGAAGAAATCAAATCTTCGCGCATCACAAGCAATAAAAAAGTATTTAAAAATCAAAAACAATATAATAGCCACTACGAAGCTAATAATTGTGAAAACATTGATGATTTATTTCTTGACTTGGAGTGGATAATGTTGTATACTGCACCCAATGAGTGATAAAAAGAAACCCACGGGCCGCGAACTTTATAAGCGTGATGAAGACAATATGCTTGAAAACGTAGACTACGTTTACAATAAAGATGGGTCTGTCGATTGGAGAGCAATGATTCCTCAAGAATTTTTGTATATCCGAAAAGAGTGGTTTGAGAAGTTCGGTAAACCTATTCCTGATTCTCCAGAGGGTTTGAAAGATAGTCAGCTTGCCATTATGCTTGGCGGCATTAAGCATCTTGCCAAGATCAGAGGTTTTGAATCTGTCAAGTTTGATACCAAAAAAGAAGGCACTAACTATGTAACTTCAAAATGCTCTATCGAATGGTTGCCAAACTATGAAACCGATCACCGCCGCGTGATGTTTGAAGACTATGCAAATGCAACTGGAGATAATGTCAATGGTTTCGGCTTAAAGTTTTTGGAGGCTATTGCTTGCAACCGCGCCTTTGTGCGTTGTGTGCGTAATTTCCTTGGTATTCATATTGTTGGTGTTGATGAACTAGATAGTTCTGAAGAAAAGAATGAACCTGCGCCAGCAAAGGCTACCAACGATAGCTTCGGCCCAAGTGCTAAACTACAAGAGTTAGTGGCAGACAAGTTTGGAGATGACTTTGAATCATTTAAAGAAGCAACGCTTCGTGAATGGTGGAAAAACGAAACCTATCAAAACAAAGATACCAAAAACTGGGAAAGCTTTGAAGATATTCCCGCAGCAGAAGCAAGGAAGTTGATTAAACTTGTAAAGGAAGCTTAAAGTCCAAAGAAGTTCTTTTGGCGAGCGCTAAACTTATTGCTGCTTGATCTCTGGTTAACGGCTTTGTTAAACTGACCAACAACAATAGAATCATCCTCTGGAATAAGATCCTTGTTGGATTCGCTAATTGTTGTTGAAATACCATTACCGCCATTTAGCTTAATTGAAACTGAATTCATAGTAATATTATATTCTGACTCTGTTGGTATCTTAAGACTAAAATAAGTTCTAGATGCACTTGTCATTGGTTGTCTAGGCAATGTATTTATAAAGGCGGCTTCTACCTGAAGAGCTTTGACTTCAGCAATACTGCCATTAGTCACATCTAATGTAACAGGCTTCAATGGGTCGCCATCACAAGCACCAAACAAAACATCGTAGTATTTTCTTTCGAAATCTGCGGATACGTCTTCTCCAGAAGATGAAGTTTGTTTATCTTCATTGCTATCATCATCTTCTTCGTCTGTTTTTATGCGCTTTCTTTTTGTGTAAGGTATTTTAATTCTTTTGTCATACACGCCCTCAACTTCAGCAAATAAAGCTTTCGACCTTTCGATTGCCTTGCCCATTGTTGTCATTGTATCTTCTCTGTATCCAACAAAAGAGTTATCCACGATTGGCGAGTTAAAAACCATATCTACGTTTTTCTCAGTCAAATAATCACTAAAATCTAATGATTTATTCTCGTCCTTGGTTACATCTATGATCGTGTTTTCATTTGACTTCAAAGCCAAGAAAACGAAATCATTAGAAACAGAAAAAACTGTTGTCGTATCATTTGTTTGTGTGTCAGTTTCTGGAAAGAGGTCTTCTATTACAAGATCACCATCATCTTTAAAATACTCCAAAAGAGGTTTTAAGAAATCCAGTTCATCTACATCACTGATTTTTTTTGTTTTATCAAACGGGCCAAGCACATCAATATCATCTCCACCAAACTCCATTTTTTTTGCAGTATTTTCGGGATATGTCCTTGAAATATACAAATGCTTTCCAATTGTATCAAAATATGCTTTTATTGCTGGATATATTTTATGACTGCTTGGCTTCAGCATTGTTTTGCCAGCTAAGTAAGAAGGGTTCTCTTCTTTTTCTGTGGTTGAAAAAGCTGCAAGATTATAGTAATACGCGTCTGAGCGATCACCAAAAGGTGAATTAGCCTGTTTGGTTTGCTCGACCAAATCTACATCGTATCCAATCAGTTCTTTAAAAGGCTTACTTTGCGGGTCTAGCGGTATTAACTCAGGTAGGTCTGGATAAGTGTTTTCATCAAAAAAGCCTTTTGGAATATACTCAAAAAGATTGTAATAAAAGAATGCATCAAACATAAAGTTATTCCAATTTTCCGTTGCCCAAAGACCATACAGATGCCCCAAATTAATGTAAAATTCTGGACTCAAATATTTCTCAGGCGCAACTAGATAAAAATTAGTCTCTCTATCTCTGTCTTTATCTTCGCCATCTTGTTGCTCATCCCTAAAGTCACCAATAAAAGAATTCAAGATTACTTTTTTAATCTTTGATTGACTATAGCTTGAGTTTTGGATATTAACTTTTTCTGATTGAGGTAGATTGCGCGGATCTTGAACAAAAAGCTGCATCGCCTCCATTGAATTAATAAACTCAATTTTTCCATTGAACGGATTAATCGTCCAATAGTAACCTAATGATTGTGCAATAGAACTAACTACAGATTCCAATGAGCCAGAAGTTTCAAAAAGCTTATGGGCAGAAGGCATTGAAATTGCATCAATACCAATCATTTTTAATGCTGTTTTTACATTGCCTGTTGTGTAGCCGTATTTTAACGAGTAATCAGAAAGATTATTGGAATTTGAGTCTTGTGATGCAATTTCAAGATTGTATGAAAAGTTATCCTCGATTTCTTTGTCCCGATATGTAACAAGATAAGGGTCAAGTCTAAACTCGTCTTGCTTAGAGGAATAAGTTTCCCCCATAACAAAGCAGCCTCCATACTTTTTGATACCAATTTCTGGAATTGAATTTACTGGACTATTCGGATGTTCACTGTATTTATAAACATTTCCTTCGAACTCTAATTCTTCATATGGCGATGCAGAAGTTCCGCGACATAAAACAGCATGAGACTTTAATTTAAGAGATACAATATCTTGAAACTTTGTAACCTTCGTTTCTACATTATTTGAATCTTCAGAAATTGATTCCTCTATAGCTACGAACTGCTTCATCAAATCTTGAATATCGGAATTAGAAAAAGAATACCTTTCTCCCAATGACCCATTTAACACCCCAAGCTCCGACTCTCCAGAAACACTGACAGAATTTAAAACAGTAGTAATACTGGCAGTATGACCACCGCCATTATTAACAAAGTTCAAATCTAATGATGTAATAACCTCGCTCATAAACTATAAGAAGAGTTTTCTGGCTGATTAATTGGAGTAATAGCCTCCAAACCAGTTGCAATTAAGTTTACACCCGTATATGTTTGCAGAAAGGAAGATTCTTTCTGCTCCATACCATTAATATAAAAGTCTACTTGATTTGGAATGAATTTTTGGCCGTATACATCAGGATTATCCTGCTGATCAATTTCAAGAATTTTTAAAGGTTTTTTAATACCGAAGAACTTGCCTGTTGCAGTTAATGCCAAACCTGATGCCTCATCGTAGTTGGCTAATTTTTGACCATTCGCAAAAACGTTCCAACCTGTAAACAAATCGCCACTGATTGTGGAGCCACCAGAAAGCTCTCCTCGATCAACAAGAGAATTAACAAGCTCGCCAAGCGCTCCTGTTGGATCACCTCCCGTCCAAACAGAAACAACGCCAGTATAAGGGTCTACAACATCATACAGCATTGTAGAATTATTATCTACCGAAATAGCATCGTCTGTATATACTTTGCCTCTGTTTTGAATATTTTCAAAATCAAAATAATAATCTCCAGAGTCTATATTGTAAATAGTCTGATTAACTCCTGTATATGCCGTTGGTTCGTCTTCTAGAAGTGTTTGAGAATTAAGAGAGGCCATGCTACTCAACCTGCCAGTGACAACGCTGGCATCTACATAGTATTTATCGCCAATAGAGGCAACGTTATTTCTTTCATCAATATCATATTGACTACCAGAAATATCCGCTGCTCCCGTTGATAAAATATAGTTATAGTTCATAATCTCTGACCCTTGTAATAAATATAGTCTTTTTTAAGGTCTGCCGAATCAACATCGAATACGATTCCAGAAGACGCTGGCCCCGTTCTAGTAACCGTTTCTGTCAATGGCGTTCGCGTGACACCACTAAGCTCATAAAGAACTCCTGTTTGTTCGATCCTTTGATAAATCTTATGACTACCTGTTTTTAAGGTAGCATCTAGCGTTAAGTCGATATCACCAGAAACAGTAAAGCTGCCTGTTTGCAGACCTAGAGTATCAAATGCGTTTTCTCCCGTTGGAGAATATTGGAAATTATTATCCGCATCCAAGTAGCCGATTTTTTCTTTATAGGTCGTTTTGAATTCGCCATTGTCAAAGTTGTAAAAAACGTATGTGTCATCACCTTCATTGTTTGAAGATACTTCTGACGTTCCAGTAAACAACCCAGTGTAGTAATGTCTTCCTGTCGATACATTTAGCGTTCCCGCTTCCTGCAATGTCACACCAGTAATCCCTGTCTGGTATGAAATTGACTCAAGATAACCAGTAACAACCTCTTCAGTTGTTTGAGTTCCTGTGTTGTGATAATAGTCGCCCAAAATTCCGCTACCAATATCTTTGAGAGTGCCTTGAGGAATAAAACCAGAAAACAATGCTATTTCATGAATAGACCCACTCAGCGTCTTGATAGCAGGATCGGTTATATTTAAAAAATTAGTAGACCCGCCAACATAAAAGTAATCTGGATTGGCCAAGTTCTGCCTACTCACAAAAGTGCTTTCCTCATAAACCTCGTCATTAAAATAATCAAACTGAGCAAAGCTAACCTCATCCTTAGATATAGAAAGGCCAAGAATATTTCTTTTTGACAGCTCTATACCCGTGGCGGTAAAAATAGCCTGACCGCTAGGTAAAAAAGAATGAAAGAACAATCCCCCACGATCATCCACACCAAAGTTCCAGCCCTTTGAGCCAGTTACGGTTTCTGATCCTAATGTTTCCTCAAAAACATCGAATGAACCCAAAATGACCCCATTCTCCACTTCTCCGTTCCACTCAAAATCAATAATTGCAGACATGTTGTTTGCCTGTAATTCCTGTCTAGGTATGCGGAGATTGCTCTCTGAGAGCCTTGCGGCTCCGCTGGCTGCGCCAGTAAGCAAATTTAATGCAGCGGCTTCAGAAGCGCCTGTAGCGCTCAAAACATCAATTGTGTGTTTTCCTGTGTCGTAAGCTGGAAACTGATTATAAAAAACCCCTGTATATGGGCCTGTTGATTCTGGATCGACCTCGCCGTTAAATGAAGCAAAATCATAATAAGCGGCCAACCTCTTGCTACTACCAAGAAGACTCCTCATCATATAATTTAATCCACTAGCGCTCATTAATAATATCTAGAAAGGTTAAAGGTAATATTGTTTACACCCTCTGACTGACTGCTGGAGAAAACGAAGTCACCAGAAGTGAGTCCAGAGATTATTGACTTCAATGTATCCATTTCGTTTTCAGATTCATCGCAAGACGCAGAAACAGAATACTCTCCAAGAGTTCTGTCATAAACAACCTGAGAAGCAAATCCTCCAATTGTTGGAACAGTTTTTGTCAACTGAAGAGGAACCTTGTTTGTTATGGTAATGCCAAGATTATCAAGCAAACCACTACTGTAATCAACAGAAGTATCGTATGTGTGGTTGTATGATATTTTATTTTGAATTGGATCTTTGGTTACACTTCGTGACTTTGGAAATGTATTGAGGAAACCGTTGAATCCAGAAAAGTCTGACGCGCCGCTTCTGAAATCCATCAAACCCCTGTAGGCCACCAAATATGGATCAATATCACTAAACCTTGATTCAATTTCTTGAAACCTTTGAGAATTTTCATACTCACCTGTAGAGATAACTGAATCAATCCCATTAAAATACAAGTCCCCTTGAACCGCGATAGATAAGTTTGCGTTATCTTTGTTTGCTTGCACAGATACATTATACCTATGAGCTACATTGCCAACTTGATCAACATTATCAATATCAACAAAACCAAAAGAAAAATCAATCTTGTTTTCTCCAGTGTTGGTAGTATAGTTGTATGTGGTTGGGCCGTTTCGGACAAAAGAAAAGGCTCCTGATTCATATTCAGACATAGAGGCTGCGACATAATCAATCAGGCTATTTGTTGCATCTTGAGGTGTAAACATTCCAGTGGTCACCAATTCCCCATCAAACCCGCCGTAAATAGAGCCGTTGATACCAACAGAAAGATCGCCTTGTCTATTGACGCTCATGGTTGTATCGTAAGTAACAATTCCAGATGTTGTTTCTTGGGTATCTGACCCATCAAAATGATAGACTTCCGTGATGGAATAATTGGAAGTTTTTCGATTAATTTTTTCGCTTCTTGATTTTAAGAAAGCATTATCTCCTGTCAACATTGGCGCTGCATTTTGAAACCCAGTAAGCCCTGTGACAAAATCAATTGCATTTTGCAGAGGATCTTGTGCGCTAACTTTCTCGCCCTGTGCTGAAATCGTGTGAGTAGCTTGTATAATCTTGTTCTCTTGCTCTTGAAACTGCCACTCATTGGTTGGAGAACTCACTCCAAAAAACTGAGAAAATGACTCGCCAGAAAAAACAGTAAAGCTTACTGTGTATGGCAAATATGTTGTCATATCGCTATCAGCAAAATCAATACTAATAGGCAGGGCATTAGAATAGGTCTTAGCATCTCCACTTACAGAAATATTTAGATCTCCATATTCATTCAGCATACCACTAATTAGCTGCTGTTTCTGAAGATGCAGTCCACTCAGGTTTGAACCTGTAAAATAACCCACAAGCTGCACATCTAAAACAGAATGATCATATACACCACTAGCATAAACAGGTTGAGGTGTCTCAACAAGAAATGGAAGAGGATCAGGGAAATTATAACCAGAATATTGAACAGAACTCACTTAAACTATGCTTCAGGGATTACATAGTTTATTACACGATTTGTAGTGCCATTCGCCAAATCAATGGTATTTTGATCGTTTACAATGTAATATTCTGAGGCGTTGAGCAAATTATTTAATTCCGTAGTCTTAGAATTTAAAAAGTTTTTTCCATGAAATTTACCATAAGATGGAATGGACACACACATAGCTGTAATTGTCACCTGCACCAAAGTGTTATTATCTGAAACTGTAAGTTTTTCTTTTAGGGTTTCAATGTCAGCGACCCTAGTAATACGCTTCACAGCATTGGTGCGATTAATTGTAACTTGATATTTTAAAATACCTTCAGGCAGATCATTCTCATAAGAATCATCATCTGTGAAAACTACCGTATCAGTTATTGATCCTTGCGCGTAATTTAAAGCAGTGGTCTTTGTTTTTTCATAAACTGAACCAGCATCAGAAAAGAAAGAAACCACTCTTGCGGCAAAATTCGACACATCAGAATACCAAAAATCTCTTGCTGATTGAATTCTTTGTTGATTGTTGACTCCCTTTGATGTATACGTGGCGGCAACTGTATACTCCTCAAACTCTCCTGATTTTTGTTTGGAACAAGTATATGTTACTGTATTATCGCGAGATGTTGTTGGGTTTGTTGAAAACGATACAGATAACTTTGCTTTCTTTCCGTGTCTAGAAAATGATTTTTGAATGCTTACTGGTGAACCAAATTGAGCCTGTTCTTCAGCCAAGATTTGCGTTATCGTATCTTCTGCTGCCTCAGTTAAAACATTGTCCCTGTCGCGGCGCAAAGCAACAAGTTCAACTTCAATCTGCTTATTAAGGTAGCCCATTGCATCAAGGTTTTCAGCTTGTGTAAAGCTCTTACTGACAGTATCTCCAGAAGCAATAAACGAAGATTCGAAAGACTCGCTTAAAGAATAAGAGAGGTTAATTAAATCAAGGTTTTCAGAAAGAATACTATCATGATTCGCGCCGAATCGTGCGTTTTCAGAAATGCCGTCTGTTTGATAACCCAAGTTTGGACGACCAACATGATAATAATTAGAAGCAAAAACCTTTAGGTTGTGAACAAATTCGTCACCAGCTTCTGTGCTTTGTTTATACTTGATTGATAGATTTCTTTGATAGGAATATTGATCCCCATCTCTAGAGAAATCATAATCCTCATCAAAAGACTCCAATAAATGCGGGTTTGGAATGTATTCTGCAAATGTGTGATTCGCATAGTCTTCTAGTCGCTTGCTTTCTTCAATAGTGATAGAGGCTTGCTCTGAACCAACTAAAGAACCCTCGCCAAAACTCAAGCTTGTAATTCTGCCTTCTACATACTCATCTGCACCAATTCGTGCTGTAATGTTCTTTTGAAGATATGCATCTTTAAGAGCTTCTCTGCCAGATAAAATAGCGCCTTCACCATTTGCAAAAGAAATATCAGAAACATCTACCGTGTATGTTCCAACAACATTGTAAAAGAAGGCTTCGTCAGAATCGAAATATTCGAAATTGACATTTAATGATCCGCGTAATACATTATTAACTATTAAAGACATTTACTTGCAATATTGCGGTTTTTAACCTTCTTTACCCGCACCTCCTAAGAACTCGTCCATTTTTGTTTCTGTGTCTGCAATCTTAGATGTTAAATTCTTCATGGAAACCTTTAGACTTGCAACCTGTTTAGCGGATTCCGCTGCAATAGTGAGAGCATCATCATTAACACTTTGCAATTCTTTGATAACCTCGCCAGAGCTTTTGGTTCCTTCTGCGACAGCGGTAATTGCCTCCTCCATAATCTTAATCTGGTTCATGATATTCTTTGTTGACTCGCTATCAAAAGCCTCTCCGAATTGTTGTAGTCTTTTTCTAGCTATTTCGGTATCTTTCTCCAAATCTGAAATTTGCGTCTTTGTTTTGTCTACATCTGGCTCGCCTTTCTTCTCGGCAGCAACCATAGCGTCCACTTCATCTGCTGTGAAATTTCCAGATTGAGCAAAAAGCTCCCTGAGAACACCTTCCATAAGCTTATTCATATCAAGACCCGCATCCTTTGCCATGCCCTCAAAAATAGCAGGAGAAATAGCATCAACCCCTGCTTTCTTTGCAGCGATAGACTTCATCAATCTTGCCTTTTCTTCTGGATCTGTGGCTGACTTTAATCTTTGCATATCTCGCCTCAGCTCACCAGATTCAATCTGTTTGCCGCTCAAACGTCCAGCAAGACCGAACCTGCTTTCAGCTCTTGCTTTTTGCTGATCAACCAGAGTTTGCCTCAAAGACTTTAATTGTTCTTCGTTTTGGCGAATAGTATTACTTAGAGTAATGGCGCTATCCTTAACCTTGTCCTTGAACTCTTTTGAGGCTTCGGCAATTTTCTCTTTTAATTCTTGGCCAGCTTCTCCTTCTGCAAATTTACTATCCTTAGTCATTCCAATGTCCATTGCATCTTGAAGCTGCGCCAATGCCTCTCTAGCCTTATTCGCTTCGGCAATCTTCATTTCACCAGCTTGCGCTCTTCCAAATGACTCACTAACACCTTTAGGCATAAATACCTTACTACGAATATCCATTATGTCCTGCGCTTTACTTGCGGCTGCAACAGACCTTCCTCGTGAAGTTGATATTCCTTCTTCGGCTTTTTTCAGTTTAGCATTAAGAGCATCAATAGTGGCTGCAAGATCCATTATATTACCTGCTTGCTCTAGAGCTTCTTTGAGTTTTTTGGCCGCTGCCTGAGCTTCCTCCATAGAGTTTTGCTGGCTTGCAATAGCATCTCTATACTCTTCTAATTGTTTAGCAGCTTCTGCCGATCTTCCTCCTAATTTTTTGAGTTTTTCGATTGCATCAGCAATGTTTTTAGCTCCACCGCCTCCTCCGATTACTCTAGTGAGTCCTCCTTTCATTGTCTGCCTCATTAAAGCCCTTCCCCCGCCAGCGCTGTTCATAAGATCCTCGCGGCGACTCATGGTGAATTTAAATGCTTCAGCTTTTTGTTCTCCTTCTAGGATTCTATTCCTAGAATCAACCCTTGATTTTGCTAAAGCTGCTATCGCCGCAACTGCAATTGCCGCTCCCAATATCGGCCCAGCAGACACAGCCATCATTTTTCCGAAGGCTGGGGCGGCAGCTTTAATACCCGCACCCAAACCCTTTATACCCCCACCTGCCGCAGCTCTTGCACCCCCAAATAAACGCCCGCCTTTTCGACCAAAACCACCAGCAACTCGCCCTGCTTGTGGATTAAACCCTTTACCAACAAACCTACCAGCACCTTTAAGGGGGCCACCAAACATACTTCCGATTTGCGCCGCGCTCATAGTCATAATCAAAATGTTAACCGCTTTTTCAAGGTCTGCTGCTTTTTTGATAGTTTTATCAGCGGCCTCCATGTCGGCTTTTGATTTTTTCTTAATAGCGTCTATTTCTTTCTTCTTTTGTTTTTCTGTCTTGTCGGAAGCTTTAATCTCGGCAATTTTTTCCTTAATCAAGTCTTTTGTTACTTGAGCTTCTGCTGCTTTTTGTTGCGAGTTTGCTGTTATCATTCCCGATGACATAAACAAAGCGCTTTGCAAAGCCAGTAAGCCCATACCCATTCTTCCTCCGTCTCCTCCTGCTCCTCCTTGTGCAAAGTTAGGAACAAGACCCTTGGCCGCATTTTTTTGGTTATAAACATCCATCAATCCGCGTTTTTCATCTCGCGTATTTGTTACAGCAAGAGGACTTCCGTCTTCGCCAAAGTGGGCGCGGATTTTAGAAACAGGAACACCAGCATTTTTTTCTCTTTTGATGGCATCTCCAAGAGGATTAGCGAAGTTAGGAACAAAACCAAAAGCTGCTCTTCTTCTGCCTCTTTTTTTTGATGGGTTTCTTTCCCTGAAAATTTTCTTATAAAAGCTTCTTTCGTTATCGTCACCATATCGGTTTTTAAAATCACCAACACCTTCTTTCAGACCGAAAAGTTTTATTAGATTTGAATTTGGATTACGCAAGTCAAAATCACCAAAACCACCCAAGGCTTTTGCGACTGATTCTTGCGAACCTTGTTGCATGGACTTCATAATACCAATCTCAAACGCAGAACCAACCAATGCGCCTAAAGCACCTTTAGCTCCTTTAGTTCTCATGAAACCTTTATGAACATCTTTTGCGCTAATGGTTTTACCCAAAGGCTTAAGTCTTGTCATCCAATTACTAGTATCATTAAAGATGCTTCTCTTCAATCTTTTGGTTAAGCCATCTTCTTCCCCATCACTAATTCCTTTAAGTTGATTTTTTTTAATACCACGAATAGGGCTTCCTCCCTCATACTTTACTCCATCAACCGTGCGACTCTTTGTTATTCCAGAAGCATTAAGTTGAGGAACAAGATATGCAAACTTCCTCATATAAGAAGAAGGAACTGTAGGTTTAGCTGCGCCTTGCATTGCTGCTGCTTTATGAGCTTTATTATATTGTCTCATAAAGCCTTTAGTTTCTTTTCCTGTTAACTTATGATTTAGGAAATCAAAAGCAAAATTAGGCACGAAGCCACTACCAGCAAAACCATTTGGAGGAACAATGAATGTCCCCATCTTACCATTTGGGCCGCGCTGATTAAACACATCTTCTGCTGAATTATAAACCACCTTCTCTCTTGTGCCATCGCCCTTATGAGCCATCATGGTTTTTACTTTACCTGCGTTATATCCATGAGCGCTGGCTTCTGCGTTTTCAGCCATAACGTCCATGTAACTAGGTGTCATGCCTGAAGCCTTTCTTCGTCCACTAAAACCTCCAGATGTGGTATGTCCAGTAAAGCCCTTGCGAGAAGCAAGAGCTACAATGTTTTGCACCAATTGTTGTTGCTGTTGTAGTAATTGGTTTTCTCTTTGAATAGCTGCAATAACAGCTTGCTCTTTTTGTGCTTGCGTTGCTGTTTGAGAGGATAAGATTTTTCTTAATTGAGAATCGCGCTGAAGCAACCCAACAATACCTTCCTGCAATTGTGCATTTTTCTGGTTGGCGTTTCCAATTGCCAGAACTGCTTGAAAACCTTCTTTTGCAAACTTAGCAACAAGAGTTGTGATCTTCAAAAACGCTGTTGTAATTAACACAAGTCCTGGGCCAGATATAAAACTACCAATTGCATTAAACAGCCCTTTGATGAATACATTACCCTTTTCTGGATCAAGAGCTTTGTCTAATGTTTCTGAAATAGAGGTTGCTATTTTTGTAAGACTACCCAAAAGCGGGCTTAAAGTAATCTGACCTATTTTTTCACCAAGGCTAGTCAATCCAGCAATAAGCGCATTAATCTGAGCCGCCATTGATTTGTTTAGCGCCTGATTTTTTTGAAATGCTTCATTTGTAGCCTGTGCTGCTGTTTTTGCCGCGCCAGCGAAAATAGATGTTTCACTAGACAAGTCTTTCAAGGTAGAACTAACAACGTTGATTTGGAACACACCACCAGCAAGCTCTTTGATTTTGCTTGCCACTGTAGGGTCACTGATTTCCTCAAGAGCAGCAGAAAGTGCCTGTAGCTTTTGAATACCAGTTTGATTTGCATCAATTTGCACACCAAGTTCTTTTAGTGTTTCAATGGTGTCTCCACGACTAAGGCGAGTAAAAATAGATTTAAAGGCGTTACCAATAACAGCACCACCACGCGCCGTTCTTTGTTCCACTGCCGTGATCAAGCCAAGTAGTTCATCAAAGCTCACACCAGCATCCTCGGCTGTAGAACCTGCACGGGAAAAGCCATCAGCCAAGTCTTGCGCGGAAACAGCGAATGCGGTATCGACAGCAACAATCTTATTAACAATTTGTTCTGCACTCAAACCAGCAGATGTGAAACCGTTAATAGCGGCGGTAAGAGATTTTACAGACTTCTCTGCATCCATTCCTGAGATACGAGAGAGAATAAGAGCAGCATTAAGTCTTTTTGCAGTTTCTTCAGCACTCAAACCTTGACGAGCAAGTTCTGCTGCACCTTCAGCTACCGTATCAAAAGCCTGTCCTGTATTCTTTGCTACTTCAAAGATGGACTTTCTAAATTTATTAAATTGAGACTCTGTGGCTTGAAAGATAGAGTTGATCTCAACAAGGCGCTTCTCAACTTCGATAGTGGTGGTGACTAGCTTTTTAAAAGACTGATTAACGGACTGCAACACTGTCGTGGTTGCGCCGAACGCGAAAACACGCGCAGTCGAAGCATCAAGGGACTTTTGGAATTCAGACGCTTGGCCTGTAATGCGCCCTAGTGCTTGTTGTATTTGACGAGCAGACTGTTGAACACTCGCGGTGTTCATCTGCAAATTACCTTGAATATTAACGGCTTGTGGCATTACCACATATTACACATATTATTTAAGAAGGTCTTCTGGTGTTAATTTACCCTTCTGCTTCATGCTTGCTTTTAGGTCTTCCACGCCATGAGTAACTTTTTTGCCTTCGTTTTCAGTATTTGGCTTGAATTCATAGACCTTTACGGGGTCATCTTTGATTTCATCTGGAATCTCAAGATTTTTCAACTTGTTTAATATCACAGACGCATGAGACAACAAATGCCTCTGAAAGACAGTAATACTAAAAAATGTAACACCAAAGACAGAAAGAGGATCTCTATATTGTAAAGAAAATACATCAAAGAAAGAAGGTTCGTAAACAGCTCTCAAAAGAGTATTTCTGTCATATAGTTTGTTCATTCTTTTTTGCAAAGCAACAATCACAACGAGATCATCCTTAAAATCAAAAGTAATTGAACAATTTTCATCTTCAAAAATATGATCTTTTGCCATCTTCATTAGGCGCTGTTGGCTCGCCCAGTTTTCGGCGCTTTGACCCACTAGCTTGTTGCGCTCATCGCGAAGGACTTTTAGTTCTTGTGCTTGGCTTTTAATGCCATTTTGAATAGCGGCTTTTTGATTATTGTCTGTAATTTTGGATAAAGCGTTTTGCGTTTTATCAATAGTCCACACTAGGCTGGCCAGCTTCTCTTCTTTCTTTTTTGACCAAACACCGCGCTTGATATACATCTCAAGAAGCTTATCTTCTGTTTTGATGCCTTTTTTTGTGGCAGCTTCAAGCCTATTGAAGTAATACTCTTCGCTATTTAAATAATGAACGTTGGATGGATGTTTAAAAAATAAGGTTTTACCCTTTACCTTTAAAACACTATATCCACGCGAAATATCAAGAATCGTCAGAGACGCATTTGATTTTTCCTTTTCCATTCATTTATTCTGTATCTTCGGCATCTGCCTCAGTCTCTTCCTCTACTTCTTCAGTATCTTCTGCTTCTGCTTGACTCTTGATCTTTTCAACTTCTGCGGCAAGTTCGGGATCTTTCTCTCCTTCTTCAAGAGCTTTGATAAAACCATCAATTGATTCTTGGTCTTTACCAAATCCACGATACCAAACATTAACCGCTTTGATAAGCTTATCAAAACTGCGTTCAAAAATAGCTTTATGCTTAAGCAACTCAGAATCACCGTCAAGATCTTCTTCATCTTCAGAAAGGACGAGGAAAAAGTCTCTACGCTCATCATAATCATCACCCTTAAACAAAGGCACAAGTTGCTTCTTGTCATCAACAATCTCTTCATAATGAGAAAAATTAAAAATAAAGAACTCGTATAACTTATGTTCTGCCTTTACATCTGCGGTATGATTGTATTGGGCATTCATTGCACTCTCAATTTCTGTCAATTGTTTTTGACTGACAGCTAGTTGGAGTTTTGCATCCTCAAGTTGTTGAGCTTGCTCTGAATCAAGATCTTTAGCGCCACCAAAGAAACTAATAATATTAGAGGACTCCATATTGTCTTTTAGAAGCTTCTCAATATATTTCTCTTCATCTTTGGATGCAAGTCCACCGTTGTCGCTCATTTTTTTATTAAGCATTGCGCGACTCAAAAATCCAGAGTTAAGTAACTCATTAAATTTTTGACTATAAAAGAACTCTGCGTCTTCTACCTCTGCCTTGGTTGGCTTAAGCAATACTATGCGATTTACAACCTCGCGCATTTGCTTTTCTTTGGATTCAATTGTCTTACCACCAACGTTTTTTACATGAGGCACTTCCACTTCAACCTCGCGCTTAATATCAAAACTATACAATTCTTTCATACTCAATTATTATATATAAAAAAGACTTAAAAAACAAAAAAAATCACGAATAATATAAAAAATCCCCGCCAAAAGCCAGAATATCACCCGTGGAAAGCATCAACCCCTCATTGCCAGCCGTTTCTCCTGTAACAGAAATCAGTAGACTTGCGTTGTTTTTATTAAATTCAACATAATCAACATCTGCTGACTTATCGGTGTTATTACTAATAATTTTTTCATTATAGTAATACATTAATCTATTTCCAGCAGTGTTATGGACAGAAATTGTAAATGGAATTTCAGGTTGATATCCACCAAAGAAATTTCCGCTTTGATCAAAAAGATATCCGTTTTGTCCAGAGAAAACAAAACCAGTATTATGCAATCCAGTAATCGTGCCGCTATCAAAGCCATTACCAACAGCTACAGAAAAATAAGAATTTGTATTTTCTGCGGTTACAGTTAAGTTGATCACGCTTTCTTTATAGCCACTAATCTGTTGGTATACTTTCATTATGTAAATGTGATTCCTGAATTTTCAATAGAGAATGTGTATGAAAAATCAAGCGTTGCATTCTCGTCTAGGTTATGACTCTCTGATACAGAGATCAAAGAACAATTATTAATTGCGATTTCTTTTTCGTTTGATTGGTCTGTGTTTAGCTTGATTGTCACAGAACCTTTTTCCAAAACCAAAGAACTTAAATCAACTCCCGTTACCTTGTTTTTGATGATAGAAAATTTCAAGTCTCCCTGACTTGGGATACTAGGGTATCTTGTTTGCGGGGTTCTTAAGCCCATTCTATTTTTAGGTTCTCTATCCAAAGACAAAGACAAATCAAAGCCCTGAATACACAGGCCAGAAACACCCTCATTAAAGTTTGTTAATACAGAGATATCTTGTGGTTGATAAGCGTTAAAAGAATCGTTGCTTTGATCATCGTATGAAAGATTACCTGTTGAATTAAAATCAAATACATCACACTGATAACCAACATTGCCTTTTACAAGCTCTCCAACCGCACCCCTAATAGAATAACTTGTCATGTAAGCTCCGCTCAAGAAAGTCTCGCCAACCAAATCGCGCACCTTAAAATTAAAACTTTCTATGGAAAGAACACCGCTGGTCTGAAAATCAAAAAACGGGTCACTTTGACCGCCATCATTTAGCATAAAATCTAAAGCAAGATTTGTTGTTTGGTTTGATTTTAAAATTCTGTCAGTTACGTCTAGTTGACCAATTGGGCGAATATCATCAAACTCTTTTTGTGTATCGTAACTGCAAGACTGAATTCCCATCAACCTTGTATTGTTAATGAAAATTTGCTTGTCGCTAGAATCTACACGAAATACTGACATATTGTATATTACACGCAAAAGCGGCCTAGCCCGAAAGCTAGACCGCCGTTTATGCAACTAAGCTTTATCAGATTAGATTGGCTGACCAGCAACTGCATCACCACTGGATGGGGTGGCTTGCGTGTAGCTACCAGCACCGCTCCAGAATAGGCCGTCAGTTGTGTTACTTGCACCACCGATTTGAGCAGAGAAAGTCAAGTCAACAGTCTCGTTGTCGTCAATACCTTGGCTGAAGCCTTGGCTATCAAGCACAGCATTCTTAAGACGGAACTTGTGAACATCAACAAGGGCATCGTTTTTGATATCAATGCCGATGGTGGTGTTGTTATCACCTGCGGTTCCAGTAAGAACATATTCAAGAGCGCCTGTTTTGAAGTTTTTAACGATTGCGTTAATATTAACAGTAACGTCAATTGGGAATTCAAGAGGTTTTGCAACAGCGCGTTCTTCACCAAGACACTCAATGTTACCACGCGAAAGTGGAACCTCGATAGCACAACTCTGAATACACATGTCAGAAAAGTCTGTTCCTCCAAGTTCACCAGAGGAGATTTCATCGTTCAAGAAGCTGACAGTAATATCATCAGGACGAAGAACGAGAACGTTCATGTCGCCTGTGCTTGGGGCAGGAAGCTGAAAGAGTCCTTCGTCTGCGCGAGCGCCTTGCTTGTCGATTGATGGGTTCTTGAAGCCAGAGTGACCACCAGTATAGAAAATAATATTGGAAGCTTCCCATTCAACATCTACACGAGGAATTTCACCAACCGCGAAGTTTGCTCCATAACTGGTAAGAACACAGTTACCAAAACCAATCACATCATGGTTTGCACTTTGAGACTCGTAAACAGAAGAATCGAAAGCATCTTCACCTTCTTTTACAATCACGGTGTAAATGTTTTTCTCGCGGCTGGTAATATCTTCAGTCAAGATTCCGCTAATGAACTGCTTGTTAAGTCCATCAGAAGATTGCAAGCCAAGGGCAAGTTCATTCTCACCGTCACCAAGGAAATAACCAAAGGAAATCGAAGGATTGATTTCTCTCATGTTAAGAGTTCCGATACGAGCGAGCTGACCGAATTCACGAATATCTTCGCGAGAGCCAGCCAAATCAATATCAAAAGAAAAAGTATCTACGCGGTGAAGCTGATGAGCATCAATCAAGTTTTCATCAGTATCTACATACCATCCTGTATCAGAGACGAAGACGGCTTTGTTTTGGGCAATTACACGGGTTCTAGAGGACATATTTTAAAAGAAATGTTTCTAAACATTACACCAGATCAACTTCTTGGGAATCTATATGTAGATAAATCAAAGTCGATGAATGCAATGCCTATATTTTTGTTTAGGCTTTGGCGCACAGTCTCTGAAACGACCGTGGTTGGGCTTACCTTGTTAATGTGAGACACAAGAGCATTTGTCCCCTGCGCTTCTTTGAGGGTATCGTATTGATACGGGAAAGACTTCAGCGTAAACGATTGGCCATAAGGAAGGCTATCGTATGGAATGTGAGTAATATTGTTGCGAACCAAATCGCGACATTTTGACACAATGCCATCTAATATAAATTCATTCTTGGCAAGAGCAATGACGCGGATTCTACTTTTAGTATCTTCTTCGCCACCAAAAGCAAATTCTTCGTTTTCAGAATTAACCAAAGACACAATACATGCAGGAAGAAAGTAGGCTTTTTCATCAAGCTTGGCTTCCTTGCTGTAAAGGTATTGCTCGCTTTGACCTTCCTCAATAAAGTCTGAATGCAGCAAAATAGAAAGATCATCATCATTGCTTGTGTATGTATTGACTTCCTTCACAGTTGAGTTTGCCGTGATATTAAGGGATTGACCAGATGCCGCAGGAAAAATAATACGACCATTATTATAGTCTGTATAAACGCCCCCGTTTTCGCTATTGTTTCCAGTTACAAATCCACCATCAACAAAGAATCCAGAGTTTGGGGTGTCCACTCCATCTTCAGCCACAAGCTGTCTGAACTGACCCTGATATCCAACAAAGTTATTTGGAACATCATTAAAATCAACATACTTAAATGTATTTGACAAACCTGTTTTGTAAGCCTTGATATCGTCTTTGAGAAGTTGGTTCTCAAACCACAGATAAAAGCTCATTAGTAATTGATGGTCAAATTGTGCCTTCATAGTTTGGACAGGTCTTTTTCGAACTCTTTGAGAATAGCCGAAATATAGGGGGTTGTTTTAAAGCTTACACCAGAAACCTTGTTTTTTGACTGTAGACCTGTTCCTGAAGAAGAATTAGGAAAGCCAGCAGGATTGAAAATATAAGCCGCAGCATTACTGACACCTTTTTCAATAGCCTCAGACCAACTCATGCTTCCAGCCCAAGGCATGGGTGTTAAATCGAATATCTCCTCTGGTTTAGGGATGTATATAGTGATTATCATTTTGCCGTTTCTGGCAGAGCGAACTCTGTATCGCAATTTAGCCTCTAGAAGCTGCGCTACGACCTCCAGAGGGTTTTCTCCAGATTCGAAACCCAAGAACGAAAAAAGGTTGCCATAGCCGCCTAGAGTGCCACTTCTATTGCTTGCATTAGCGCCTTCTGATATCTCAGAGGATACAGGGTGAGCCATAAACCTCTTAACCATTTCGCGCTGCTTCATGGCAATATCAGGCTCAATAGCCTTTCTCACCTTAAGAGCGGTTATAGCTCCGTTTTTACCCTGAGTTAATTCAGCAGCTAATAAACGAGGATCAATTGTAACTGTAAAATTTCCTTTTCTAGCCATTAGTTTTCGCGTTTCAGAAACCACATGAACGCTTGAGGACTAAATGGGCCAATTGGCTTTGGATCGCTGTCTACAACAAAAAGATCACCGTCAATTTCAATTCTTTCACAAATCTTGATCTTTTCATTAGCTTCCGAAGTGCTAACCTTGATTCTCACTGTGCCTTCAGAAGAAGGTAGATTTGCCTGTGCGCTTCCATCAAACAATTCTTGGTTTTGGTTATTTTCGTATAAGACAGTAGCCTCATAAGTAAACTTTGTTAATTCTTCTTCAGAAGAAAGGGAGGATGTTGGATTAGAGTTACCGTAGAAAGGATTATTCCCCCAAGAAGCCGTCTGCTTGGTTTTAACGTAAACATAGATATCTCTTGCAAATGTGTCACGCACATTCTGTAGTTCAGCCTGAATAGCTGCTTTTTCTTCTGCACTAAGTATATCTGCCATAATTAACTACGTAAAGAATCAATACCATCATCACCCAAAGCATCTGTGCTGTTCATTGCATCTGCACCATATACTTGTCTTGGGCCTGACTTGTATCTATTATGCTTAAATATCATATCATTTAAGTCGGACTTTGCTTGTGACGCAAGCTCGTTAAAGGTTTTTGCGATTGAATTTTTATTCTGTCTTTGGATTGTGGTATCACCTTCCTTAAGAACAGTCCAATCAGCAGTAGTGCCGTAGGCAGAATTTCGAAGCGTTTCTCGCGCCGACTTTTCGTAATAATGAATAGAATAAATAGACTTGAAAATCTCTTTCTCTTGAGGCATCAAGCCGCTACAATCACCAACATAAATTTCACCAGCATCATTGACTGTAAACTCTTCATTTACAGCAATGCTTAGTTCTCCAATATTAGCTTCCAGCCATCCAGATACGTATGATAAAGGGTAACTCCCAGTATCATTCGGGAAGTCATAGGTTACTATCTCTGTTGCAATATTCCCGAAGTCGTTCATAGGTTACTTAAATATCTTTAAATAACCTTACACTTTCTTCGTAGTTTGGATCTTTTTTATCTAGCTGGATTGGTCTAGCGGGAGCTGCAACAGTCACATCATGCTTTTGGGCATAGAAATCAAAAGACTTGATAAGAGCGCCCTTGAGTTGATTTCTGCCACCAGAAGGCTGAATGCCTACACGGGTTGCGAGTGTGGTCATGTCAGCAACAGACATAGAATTAAGATTATCTTTAAAAATGTCTCGATTCAGAGTGCGATAAGGGTTGGCATCTTTTACGCCAAGAAGCTCTTCAAGCTCTTTAGCTTTGTCAATTTGCTTTTGCTTTTCTGTGCGGTCTTTGCCGTCAGCTTCTTCAAAATCATCAAAATTTGGAGCCTCTTTCTCTGTTTCTTGCTTTTCTACCTTGAGTTGGTCAAGATCTTCGCTCGATGCGTTAAGCAGATCAAAGCCCTCTGTAGTGAGTTCTGCACTTTTAGGCTTATCCATCTCTTCATGTTCGATCTTGCCGTGAATAAGGTCTAGGCTTTCTTTGCTAAATTTTTTCTTGCTCATAATATATAATATAGATTACACTAAAAAAAATCAAAAAAAAAGAGCCGCCCCTTTCGGAGCGACTCTCTTGTGTGGGGATTGATCGCGATTAGACAGCGATACCGACAAGGGCGCGGTCGTCAATGCAGACGCGGCCTTCTTCGACTTTACCGTAGTAACCGATCTTGTTCTGGCGAACGCTGAACTGATCGTCAACAACTACCGAAATATCGGAGTCGGTTCCTTCTTCGGAAACAGCGGGACGAAGGAGAACATCGCGGCTGCGGTCGATACCGATAACGATTTCATCGTCAGCTTGAGCGAATGTTCCAGTGTCACCACCGCCAACAACGGTAGCACCTTCTGCGGTAACAACAGCATCAAAGATTTTGTTGAAACGCTGGCCGATACCCATTTCGAGAACTTCGATAAGGTTCATGCCGTAGAAGTTTGGAAGACCACCTGCACCGTAGAGAGTCTCACGAAGAGCTTCAGGAGCAGCGAGGGAATCCTTTACAGCGGAAGCGTATGGAGCTTCAGCGGTGTTGATTGGGTTGTAGGACATTGCGCGAACTTCCTGAATGATTTCAGGGGAAACGAGCAAGTCGGTAACACCAACCTTAGAACCACCAGTAGGAGTTCCACCTACGAACGAGCTGTTGATACGCTTGGCCTTGGTCATAAGACGGTTAAGGTCATGAAGCACAAAACGGTCTGCTGTGGAGCTACCGATAATGTGGTCACCAGCGGAACCGCTAGTAGTGTCACCTTTAACAAGAGCAGTTGCAAGCACGTTAAACGCGGTGCGCTCTTGCTTAAGCATAACTTCTTGAGCCATGCGGGTAAAGGTTTTGGACACAACATCCACGCGAGCCTTGCGAGCATACTTTCTGTCAAACGCAAGTGCGCTGTCAAGAGTGTAAGTGCTGAACTTAAGTTCGTTGTGGGATGGGAATACTTGGCTGTAAGGAAGACCACCAGCTACTTGTTGAGAGTAGACTTGGATGTAGTCTTCGTCAGTAATTTCGTGATAAAGATCAAGAGGGATAGAAGGATTGTCATCTTCACCAAAAGCGATGGTGGAGAAGAGGTTCCCAACTGTCACTGCGTTGTTGATCACTTCGCTAACCACTGGGGTAAGGAGTTGAGCAATAGCAGCTTGTGCCTCGTAAGCTTCCTCACGATTGTTGGAACCCATTGCGCGAACAAGGGCCAACTGATCTTCTGTTCTTTGAATGTTAATTTTCATATGAGTGATCTGGAGGGATTAGAGTTCAAGTTTGATGACTGCGTAAGCGCCTTCGAATGCGTCTGTGCTAGATTGACCAGCACGTTCGCCAGTTGCGATGAATTTACCAACTGCAACGTCTTTTTGTGCTTGATCTGCGTCTGCCCATGCAACACCAGTAAGTGTTCCATTAGCAGCAGGAACAGCAAGGGAGTTAACAGCAGGAGCGACACCGTTAGTAAGACCCTTTGCGTTAATAGTAAAGATGCCTTTAGTAGCGATAGGCACAGCCTGACCAGAAACAACGCATTGCAATTCTTCACGCTTAACAGAATCAAAGAGAAGGTTTTGGCCGTTCTCGTCATTAGCGCGAATGTCACGAAGCATAATGCCAAGTGGACGATTTGCATCACCAGTTCCAGTTACTTTGGTAACCTTGTAATTGACCTCTGGATAAGGGGAATAACCGTTACCAAGAACATTCTGGTAAGAATCGGCATCACCTCTTGTGGTCATGGAAACAGGCTCTTCTGTAAGATTAGCTGCGCTAACCATAACAACAGAACCAGCTTCACCCGTTGCAGCGTCCAATGCGTAAAAGTTAATTACGTCATTTTCGTCATATCCACGGTATGGGAGTAGTCTTGTAATTTCGTTTGCCATAATAGTTTGTGTTTATTTATTAGGAGATTTCGTATTTGAAAGATTCTTTTGCTTTTTCAAGTAGAGATTTTTCTTTGGTTTGTTCGCCGTTGCCGTTAGGAATGTTAGCTTCTGCTTCTTCCGTTTCGATTTCAGCTTCTTCTTCAACTTCTTCTACGGATGCTTCAGACTCTTCGGTTTCGGAAGCTTCAGCTTCTTCTTCCTTTTTGTCTTCCACTTCCTTAGAAGCTTGAGCTTCTTCTTCGGCTTTCTTGAGAGCTTCCTTATCCTTGTGAGCGAAGATAATTTCTACCTTTGCTTTGTAGGATTCGAAGGCTTCGTCTTCTTGACCGATAGTTTTGAGTTCAGCAGCGATGATTTCGTTTTCTTGTTCGGTAAGGTTATACTTGCCGTCAAAGAAGTTCATGCGAGCATTGAATGCTTCAGCCTCAGCTTTTGCTTCATTGTCTGCTGTAATCTGATCAAGCTCACTTTGCATTTTTTCATTAGCTTCTTTGAGAGATTTGATGCTCTCTTCAGCTTCTGCGCGAGCTTGAGCTTCAACTTCAACCTTGGACTTCCAAGTTTCGTTGTGTTGCTCAATAGTATCTTGCATAAGCTTGCCAATGGACTTAGCTTCACCGTCTTTTTTGACGACAGAAGCGACAGCCTCAGTGATCTGATCTACAATTTCTTGAGTAGTTTTATCTTCCATGTTGAAAATATTTGATTTGTTTGATGTTACATCTATTTTGGATTTTTGGGAATTTTTTTGTTCCTTGGCTACAGACTTGGATGTTTCTTCTTCTTTGCCAGATGGCATAATAACATGAACGCCTTCTACGTTAGCGGCAGGGTTCATAGTTAAACCCGCACCAAGTGGAATCACATCACCGTGGAAAACGCGGCCAACAATATTGCCTTCTTTATCCTCGCCTTTGCCTCCGAAACGCTTGAGGTATCCTCGATACTCCTCGTATTTTTCTGCCTCAATGTATTCGCAATCACACAAGTTCTTGCCAGCGCCTTTAGTAATCTTGAATTCTTTTGAGGCCAATTCCCAACTGGTAGAGATGCTCTTATATTCATCGTTATCGCTGTCAGCGGCTTCAACAATAGCCTCTGCAAGTTCAGGAAAGATTTTTCTATAAATAAAACCAATCGCATTGATATAAAACGGCGTGGTCTTTTTTGCGAATGAATTTAGATCTTTATCTGAGAAATCAAATTCATCTTCAGAAAGTGTCGCATTGATCATGTGACCAATAATTTTGTGTCTCTTGTGTTCGACATTGATTGGCTTGTTAGCAAAACTCTTTACGCACTTAATTGCCGCTTCTGAGTTCATTGCGTCACCATTGGCATTGATTTGGTTGACAACAGCCAAGTTAAAAACAACAGGCAAAACATCAATATTGAGTTTAGCATTGAAACCCTTTGGAAGCATATCTTGAACAGACGCTTCTGAAATTTCCATATCATCAAAGCTTTGAATATTCAAAACTTTAATTTTTGGACAAAGAGTAAAATAGTTCTCTTTTTTATCTTTGGTCATATCTTCCCTTACACCGAAATCTTAGTAGAGTGATATAAAATTGCAGCAGACATATCATCCAAACTATGCTCTGCGCCCAACTGAAGAACTTCAGGATTTAACTCAAGCGTCTCGATATGCTCAAGGTCTTCTACAACTTTGCCAAGTTCAGCATCCCATTCGTTGCTCTCTTTCGATGCAATGATAGATTCGCAGATACGACCAACAAGCTCTTTTCTGTTTTCATCAAGCTCTTCGATACCAAACTTAAGAGCAAAATCTCTATAAGCTTTTGTTTCGAGTTCCATGACCTGAGTGGCAGCTTTTGTGATATTAGCTTTAACGTAAGAAGCATTCGACTCACCCATAGGTCTGCCGCCAGACGGGGAAGGATTGGTTGGGTTGCCAGCCTTGCCTTCTTTTGCTGTTTTTTCGGAAGGTGCTTGACCACCGCCAGCAGCAGGTGAAGACCCCTTGGTGCTTTTTGGCTTACCTTCGCCTTCTTCTCCTTCATAAATGCTAATACTGTTCACTATTGGTGCGTAGTAGCCTTTTTCGCGAGCTTCTTTAAATTTGTCTTGTTCTTTCTCCATTTCTTCCGCACTTGGGAAATCACCATGATGGATAACATCCATACCCTGTTCAGGAGTAAGAATGCCAAGCTCCATTAGACGAGTCGTAAGCTTGGTGAGATCAGAGTTGTCCAGAGTGTCTGTCTTGACAAAGTTAACCTTTGGACAATTCTTAAGACCAAGACCTTTGCACACTCGCTTAATTTCGGGCTGAAGAAATTCATCAACAAACTTTTTGCGAGACTCTTCAAGACGAGTCATAAAGATCTTCATCTTGAGCGATCCATCAGAATACTTAGTATTACCAATAAGAACGTTTTGAAGACCTTCTTCAATATCCTTGTTCAGAACCTCATACTTCTCAGCGCCCATGACCTTTTTCAAGTCAGGGATAACAAATTCTGCTTTAGTGGTATAATCAGAAACAAGCACACGACCAACACTTTCATTCTGGAAAATGTTTTGCATTGCGTCAATTGCTTTGTGGTTAATGCCACCCTTATCTGGTTCTGCGCCCATAGTTACAAGAAGAACCACGTTTTCAATGGAACGAGCAATAGCTTGGTCAATCTTTTTGAGTTCAAGCTTTTTATTCATGTCATCAAGGACAGAGAAAGCATATGGAACCGACAATGGTTCGTAATCTTGCTTCTTAGCAAAAATCGTATGAAGAACAGTAGAGTCTAGTTGGATTTCAGCACGACCAGATGTAAGGCTGTTTTTATTGTCGATGATCTGCTTGGTTCTATCGGGAAGAGAATCATACATCTCTTGTTCATGTTTGTTTTGCGGATTACGCAAGCGAGAAACCTCAAAAGGAGTCAGCACCTTGGCGTAACGGTTTTCAGAGAAAGATAGAGATCCTTTGGCGACAATATCCACAGGATTCAAAACAAGATAACGAATAGGAATTTTAAAGTCTTTAGATTCTGCGCCATATGATTCGTAAAGCTTTCCAGCATTGCTTGCTTTTAGCTTACCATCTACACGGTGAACAAAGAAGTTACTGGAGCGATAATACTCACGAAAGTATTGGCTTTTTAGATCGTTAAGATTGATGCGCTGAAACCAAGCTTGGACAAGCTTGCGAGACTTTTCACTACCACCTTCAAGATAAACATCAGCATCAGCAAAATCAGATAACAGATCAACCGTGCTGCGAAACGCTGCAATATTAAAGTAAGCCTTTTGGCAAAGCTCGATAGCATCCTTTGCGTCTACAGAGTCAGCAGAATATTCAAAAGGTAAAAGACCATCATTGATGTTCTTAAAGCGTTTGTTGATTGCTTTAGTTGCTGTAGAGTTTGTGCGACCTGTGGAGCGTTCAGCAGAACTTGGGCGCAGGGAACGAGAAGCTGTAGACTCATAGAAAGAGTCACCTATCATTTTTGGCTCAAAAGCTTCTGGCTCTTTATGAGCTAAAGACTCAAGACTTTGAGACTTGTTTTTTCTCTTCTCCCAATAATCGGAAGTCTTTTTATATTTTCTCTTTTTAGGGGCGTTTGCCATGTCAATTGTTACACTTTAACTTTTAGAAAGTCACTTTTTTACTTAATTAAACGAGGAATAAAATCGTTTACTGGTTTAGGTTTTGGTTTAGATACCATCATATCAAAGTAAACCTTAATAAACCAGTTACCAAGGATCAATGCGGAGTAGGAGTCTTTACGCGCTCTATGTGGGCCTGTTTGACGTTTTAAGTTTTGAGGCAGATCAAATGTCTGAGAACCCTGTGGGTTGCTTTTGACCTCAATATTCGCGCACTCAGACTTTGTAAGCTCAATAATACTTTTCTGGTGGTCAACAAATTCAACCATTCGCGCATTTGCTTTGTCAGCAAGAATCACGTTATCCCAAGTGATCTTAGAGATTGGGATATTCTTCTTGCATTGAGAATCGAAGTGGTCATCAACAGAGCGTGAGCCAAACAGAATACGGCGGTGGTCGATATTTGCCTGAAGTAGTTCATTTGCTGAACGAATCCATGAGGAGGTAGGCTTACGTAGAATACAATATTTGCGCCCAGTTACATTATAAATATTTTTTAATTCTTGCATATTAGCTTCGTATTCTTCTGCTTTATCAATATCAACACTCAAAACACCAATATGAATATTAGACTTCTTGAACAATTCGCTCTCGTTACAAGAATCAATAAATTGAACACCACCATTGTAGTCGCCGCAGATACCTACAACATTAAAGTTGGTTAACAGGTAGTGAAAATATTTCATATGATCCTTTAGAGTAACACCTGCGATAGCATAACTATGCACAAGGCATCCTTTTTGTTCTTCTTCCAACAGTTTAAAAACATGCATGGCAAAGTGGTCAGCGCTTGTGTTTCCTGCCCAGTTGGGGTCAAAGGCGATAATGTATTTGGCGCTAGGATCTCCTGCAACCTCTGCCGCAGGTTGTTCTCCATCTGGAATCGTGCAAGCAGACATTTTAGACAGACGGAAGTAACCATCTGATTCATCCACAAACTGCCCACCAAACTCTCGCTTGAACTGCATCTCACTCATGGTAGACTTTGCTTGTTTTAGAAGGTTTTTATCGTAAAGTGTGTTAGGCGCACAGTCGTAACTTAATTGCATAATGATTCGATATGCATCATCAGCAGCATCTTCATCGTTTTCTTCATCATTATGCTCGTAAACGCCAGAAATCAAATCACGGTATTTGCAATAAAGCTTATACATATATTCGAACTTATACGAAGGCGAGGAAAGAATGATTAGCTTATTGTTTGGCCAAACATATCTCTCAGATTCTTTCATTAAATCTTTCTCGATCATGCTTGTTTCTAGGTCATAGATTTCTTCACGCTCAGTTGGGTTTTCAACAACACCAAGGAACGGAAGAATAACCTCGTTGAAGATACTCTCAGGAATAGTCAAGAATTCGTCAAGAACCATACGGTTAAAACGGAAACCACGAAGGCGCTCACCGTTCGCTAGAGGCAGGGCAATAGCTTTTCCTTTACCAATAACCATTGTCCATGCGTCCGTGCCTTTAGTGAGCTTATAACCCGCTTCATGAGCCATCTGCGCTTCAGGTTTGCTCATGATATCCTCAATCTTTGCAAAAATCTGTTTAGACTGACGAAATGTTCCCGCAATCACACCGATATTAGCTGTAGGATTAAGAAGACATTCAAGGATAACATAAATAGCCGTAGAGAACGTCTTAGATAAACCACGCGAAAACACGAACATAGAGTAATCACCAATCATCATAGACTTGATAGCCATTTCTTGGAAAGGAAATAACCTAACACCTAGAAATAACTCACAAGTAAAACCAACGTTATTACGCAGAAACTTATAGAGATGATACTTTGCATCTTCTTCGTTTAAATCGCCCTCAAAGTTAATGATTATATCATTAACTCTTTTTGCAGAGAACTCATAACGGTATCTTTGTTTTCCTTTATCAAGCATGAGACTTTTCGTAGATTCTTTTCTCTAGATGATATTGAACATCAACATCCCACAGTGTTTTTCCGTGATAGAGAATTTTTGGAATGATTTTTTTTGCTCCAGCCCTGTTGTGGGCGAAGATAAATTGAAGGTTATTGGGGTATTTGGCAATCATGTCACGAACATTGTGCCACACAAAAGCTAGGTTGCTTCTAAAAGGATTACTGCGATTATTGATCTCTACTTGTGCAAGTGTAGACTCAACCACAACAAACATATAAGAATCAAACTTAACGCAGCGATCCATTTCTCTTCTGAAGCGCTCGTGGTCGCGTCCGAATGTGGATCTGAAATCATCTTCAGATTTACGGTCAACAAAAGTTGGAGAGAAGTGTTTTCCCGCCGCAGCATAGTCGCCAAAGTCTAGTTTATGAGAAACACCATTAGAGAAGTTCAATGGTCTTTGTTCGCGAGTGTCAATTAGGATCTTGATATCCTCTGGATTATCTTGCCAGAAGTCATGAGGAAGAGTGTCATTGAATGGGTTTTGCAAACCCACCTCTTTACAGAACTCATTGTAGTCACCCCATACATTTTCAATAGTAACGCGATTAGCAAGCTCATACAAATCATAGAAAGAGCTAGGAGGCATATATTTGAGTTCTTTGTGGTCAATCTTCTCTTTGAATTTTTTAAGAATGTATTCTTTGACTTGGTTTTTGGGCGCAGTCTTGACCCACTTCATGTAGTTGTCGAAAGACGTAAAGTTATCCGCGAAATACTGATCGTAGTTTTTGAAAGGAATTGGTTCTCCTGTGAATAGGTCTTGCTTTGCATAGTGCTTAGTGTAATAATCACCAATCCTATCAAAGTGTTTTTTCATATGCAAATGAAGTCCTCGCTTGCTGCTGAACTTCTCCCCACACTCTTTGCATGTCCATTCGCTCATAATAGTTCTTCTTTTGATATACCAAGGACACGAGATTTAAACTCGTCCATTCTTTCAAGTTCATCTGCAACATCGCTAACTGTTTGTAGGCGCATTTCTGCCATTTTCACCATGCGATCTCTTTCTTCCTTATCTTGAAAGGCTTCAACAAGTGATTCGATGGTTCCATTGCGTTGACCGCGAGCTTTAAGACGTTCCTGACGACTACCGTTCAAACCTTTGGAAAGAGCATCAATACGCTTCTCGCATTTATCGAGTTCTTCACTGGTGGTTTTGATAAGTTCAGTAAAACGCATACTAGCTTCTTGGTTACTGCCAGAATCTTCCAAGACCTTATTGAGCCGATCAAGACGAGACTGAATATGCTTTACACGCACGAAGTTGGCACATAGGTTAATGTATTGGTTGATTTCTTCAACACTAAGATCAATCTTATCCCATGCAGCACGAACAAACTCACTTTCAAACAGTTCACGATCTGCAACTTTGCAGTATTCGTTAATTGTGTGTTTGAAACGAGGACTATGCAGATACTTGATTAGTTTCTGCATCATTTTTTCGTGCTTGTTGCTTAGATTCGCGGAGTCTAGTTCTTCTCCTGCCCAATCGTTTACTTTTTTGACAACTTTGGATATTGCATTTGGTGGAGTCCATTTATCTTTTGTGACTAGCTCGTTGTCATCGAGAATAGCAGGGCGGTATTCTTTAAGAAAGTCAATAGTTGCGCGGTGCTGAACGCTCAGGCTTTTAATATCTTCATCACCAAATACAATACGTGCAATCTCAAGAGGATTAAGATCTTCGTCTATACGATCACTCAATATAAACTGTTTCTGTTCTTCTGTGAATTCTACAGCTTTTACTGGTTCGGGTTTTGTGGTGTGGTATTGCTTGTCTTGACTAGCAAGAAAAGATCGAATTGCGCGACCTATTTTGGAGCGCCCATCAGCTTCAGGATCACCAGAGACAACCTGAGTAATACGTTTAAGATCAGGGTCTTTCTTAAACTCTGTGATCACTTGTTGTTTTTGCTCGTCTGTAAGTTCTATTTCCTTCATAGCAGGTCATCTTCTGAAAGCACTTTGCGTCCAAGCTCATAGAATCTTTTTTTAAGATTATTTAATTGCTTGTAACGTGGTGTCTTTCGGTTCTTTTTATCTTCTTTAAATCCGAATTTTTCTGCAACTTCTTGATCTGAGCGATGCTCAATATAAATCATGCGGTAGATTTCTTTATGTTTCTCACTGGATAGTTTAAGAAGGATACTATTGTGGAGTAATACTGCTTTTTCCTCATAGTTGATACCTGCTTTAATGCATGTCTCTCCAATAGCTATAGTGGGATCTAAGGACAAAGGAAGTTTGAGATCATATGCGTTTTTCTTCTTTTTCTTCCATCGTAAGAATACGTCACATTGCTCGTCCTGTTTCCCGCTCTTAGAAAACGCACACTCGTCTCCACCCATGTAGTATTGGCATTTGAGGCAGGGCTTCGCAAAATTA